CCCCGGGAGCCGGAGCAGGCTGGGCCCCGGGAGCCGGAGCAGGCTGGGCCCCGGGAGCCGGAGCAGGCTGGGCCCCGGGAGCCGGAGCAGGCTGGGCCACGGGAGCCGGAGCAGGCTGGGCCCCGGGAGCCGGAGCTTCGTCATCGGCCTTCTTTTTACGCGGCGCACGTTTCTTCGGAGCCGCAGCCTTCAGCGCTTCGACTTCTTCCCGAAGCGCCTGGACATCCGCATTCAGCGTCTTGATGCGGTTGTTCATCTTGGGAAGGATGATTTTGAGGATGACCTCGATGGGAGGCATGTTCTGTACGTCTTCTTGGATACTCATTCTATACCCTCCTTATGGATTTGTCTCGTTATCTAACATTTTATATGTGCTGTCAAGCCCGCTCCACATGACAGCGAGGGCCGCATCCAGGATTTTACCTTCATCATCGGACACTTTCACCAGCAGCCGGGCCCGGGTCATCCAGCGCGCCGCTGTTTCGCGGCGCTCCTGGATGAAGTCCCTGTTGTGTTGGTGAAACAGTCGCCAGAAACGCTGCTTCAACATCTTTCCTCCAGCTTCCGCACCGTGGCTTTGAAGTTCTTCAGCTTCCTCGACAGCTTCCCTTCCTTGCTGCTGGTAGCCATGTTGATGATGGAACCATTGTCGTGCTGCAACTTGATGTGTTTGTTGTGACTGACCAGTCTCCACCCACGACCGAGCATGTCCTTGATGAAGCGGTTCACATCCTTGTTGGTGTTATACTTCATATGCCCGCACCATTCCCTTGCGGAGCATGTCACACATTCCGTCCGCCAATTCGTGGATACTGTTGACGATAATGCTATGGGCGCTGTCCATGAAGGTATTGATAGCCTTCGTCTGCAGCCCGATGCCGTAGACCTCGATGCCGGAACGCTTCGCCAGATTGAGAGCCATGGTCACAGACCCGACATTGTCCGGGAACCCGTCGGTGAAGAACAGGATGATGCGACGCACGTCAGGGCCGTCGGAAAACTGCGACGTGAGTTCGACAAGCGATGCCCCGAGCGGCGTACCGCCGACGGCAGACAAGATGACTTCATGTACGGGGCCGCCATAGTCAGACATGACGAACATTTCTCCGTTGGAGAACCCGCTCAGAGAAGACTTGACCCCCGGCAGAGCCCGCAGCGCCTTGAGACAACCGAGAGCCATGCACTGCGCCATTTCGTTGTTGGTATACTTGTCGTAATTAGGTGATTCCATGCTGCCGCTGGCGTCGAACAACAGGGCTACCTCAGTTACACGGCGCAACCGCTGCACTTTTTTGGAAAAAATCCTGCCGTCCCCGACGGACGCCCGATGCAGCACATGCGCATCCAGGCGAGCGCCGCACAGGCCGGTGCTGTGCCGTACCAAGGTCATGGTCTGCAACACGTCGGCAAGCCTGCCGTAAAGGTTGTACATCACAACGTCCATGTCGCCCCGTTGCTCAGGACTCAGCGCGTGTACATGACTGCGATCGGTGATATACACAGGCTTGCCGTCAGCCAATGCGTCCATCTTGTGCTTGTCGAGCAGCTTGTCCAGTCTCTCCGCAGTATGAGAGAACATGGAATAATCCATGAACGCCAGGTCTGCATCGGAGATTTGGTTGTTGTCTTCAAGCGAGTCCGTCATAGCCCGCACAGCATCCAGGAAACGCCTACGGATATTACCCTTATCATCCCGTTGCATATCATACAAATCAGACGACATAGCGGAAACAGCCATGGTACTGATAACAACAGACTTCTTCCTCGAAGCATTCGCATTCTTCGAGGAATCGCCGGTGTCACCAGACGAGGAATCGCTTGTGTCACCGGAAGATGTTCCGTTGCTGTTGGTGCCTTGTGCCGTATTCGTATAGTCTTCAAGGACTTCGATGACGATACGGATAAACTCCCGGGCAGCACGCTCCACGTTCCAATCCTGCACGAAGATGTCACCGATGCCCCACACAGCGTCCAGATGACGGGTGTATTCTGTGTAGTCTTCGACCAGAACATCGGCCTTCATGTCATCGTACAAGAGCTGGGCAGACTCTTCCAGCGCCGGATTTATGAGCGACCTGACACGCATGAACAGGAGACTGTAGAGTCTTCCGGCCATACCATCGCCCATCATCTTACTCACAGAGCAGCAGTCCTGGAACAGATACTCGCTCAACTTATTGAGGTTCGTTCTGGAGCCTGGGAAGTCAATGCCCATGAGCCGTTCGATACGCACGTCTTCAAGAATACTGACAACCATAGAGGCATAATCATGGAGAAAATCTTTGAGCGTGACTGAAGCCCCTGGCTTGTATCGCAGGCAGTCAGCCACGACAGACCTGTACATGTTTACATAGGTCTCGAAGTCCGTAAACTTGACGTGCCCGCATTCATGGTCGATGTAGCCGCGCAGGTAGCGCCACTGTTCCTCAGTCATATACGGGGAGAAGGGGACTTGCAGGACATAGCCGTCTTTGTCCTTCCGGCACCATGCCGGTGCATCGAACTTGTCCGCTATTGAGCAGACCCCGGGCTGAATCTTGCTTCTGTACTGTGCCGACATCATACGACATAGTAACACAACATCTAATATATCATACATAGGTGTCACCTCTTACATGTTTCAATCCACAGTCGCCCCCGTCCGCCGACTGACTCCGTAGCCGACGGATAGGGGTCGTGCGGATTGGCCCTCCCTGAAGGGAGGATGTCAAATGAAGTCAGCGAGAAGGGCAGCGAGACTGTCGTCGGCAGCGGTGGGCTGGCTGGTGACGACGGGGGCCACAGGCTCGGGCGTCTCCACGGGAGCAGCAGGCTCAGGCATATCGAGACTGTCCTTCTCGAAGTCATAGATGCGGGTCTCCTGTGTCACGGCGGCCACGGCCTCGGGCGTGGAGAGCCCGGTCAGGAAGGCACGCACGACATTCACGTCGGTGCTGTTGACCACGATACTGCGGAGCAGATGGGCCAGATGGGCAAAGCCGGGATGCACGAAGAACATGTTGTCACACCGGTCGGCGAGGGTGTCGAGGCAGCAGAAGGACTTGCTGGTCACGGGCGTCGTGCGGTCATCGCCAAACACCTGCTCCCTGATGCGGGCAATCTCGGCGGCGATGGTGGCGGCAGCCGTTGACGGAGCCTCGGAAGTCGCATCCCGGGCATCGTAGTTCTCGGTCTGCACCTTGAGGACGTAGTACCTGAACGCGAACTTCTTCCCGATGGCCGTGCTGTCGGGCAAGGCGGCACGGATGATGCCCTCCCATTCAGGGAATTGCTGGAGCCAGTTCGACGCCCCATCCTCATAGGTGGAGATGAACGTACCGACGCTGCGGTCGAACTCTCCGCGCAGCTTGTCGAGCTCGGCAGTCAGGTTGTTGAGGACGCCATTGTCCACCAGCCAGCCTCCCATGCAGCGCACACCGTACTGGTCGCAGGTGCGGAACGCCCGGGTCTTCGCCGTGTTGAAGGGGCGCAACGCCTGGGGGTCGAAGATGCGCTTGGAACCGAGTGTCGCCAGCGTCTCGGGCGGCATGTCTACCACGGCATCGGGGATGTCTTCGGGGGTGAGGCGGGCCTTGCCCGTCCAGATGGAGATGTCCAGCTTCAGGTACACGCAGTTGTTCATGTAGCTCACGTTGTTTTCGGCCATGGTGCTTTCCTCCTAATTGTTGAAACTGTCCCTGATGATATGGGCCGCAGTCTTCAGCGTGCACACGCACTCGCACTCGGACACGGCCCGCGTACCGTTGAGCCTTTCGTTCTTGCTGGCGATGCCGTGACGGACAAGCGGAACGAGCTTGTCCCACAGCTTGATGGGGATGTCGTTGAAGTGAACGTCCTTCGACGCCCGGATGATGTCTTCACCGATGCACGTCCGCACGACTTCCGTCACATACGGCGTCACGAACTGGCCGTAGTACAGATGAAAGGCTTCGATGCTGTCGCCGGTACGGGAAAGTTCCAGATATTCTTCATGCGTCATCGTCGTACCCTCACATGCTGCGCTTGATGTCTGCGATGGCCGACCAAGCGGAGGCCACCATGCGCTGGATGATGCGGGTGCTGTTATCGAGCAGGAACTCTTCGGCCTGGGCCACGGTCATGCCGAGCATATCGGCCACATCCTCAGACGTGATGACGGGCGGTCGCAGAGAGTACGTCGTCGGCGCAGGCACGGCGGTCAAATCCTTCCACTCCAGCCTGTGCACGGAGATGATATTGAAGTCCCCGTACAGGTCTCCCATGTAGTCGGTATCGCCCGTCTCTTCGACGCGCTTGAACCTGTAGTACGCCTCGGGCATCGAGTTCAGGATGCCCATGAACATGTCGATGGCGTCGTCACAGTACCACTTGATGTCACGCCAGCACAGCAACCATTCGTTCTGGCTCTCGGCCTCTTCGTCGGCCCAGCCGAGGAACTCCAGAATATCGTTGCGCATATCCTTCTCGATATTCTCAAGCTGCGCGTTGAAACATTCCAAGCCCTTGCTGTTCAGCACCAGGGCGGCGTCACTGTACACACCCATGTTGAATCCTCCATGTTTTCAGCCCTTTATATATAGGCGGCTGGTCGTCTATGAATCCGGCCACGGCCCCGCACGATGGGAGCCATGGCCGCATGTCTCACTTACACCGCATCGGCATGGCGCACTTCAGGCACACCGGGAAGGCGGAGCTGGTAGGGACGCACGGCGTCCAGCCTGTCGAGTTCGGCGAGCGCCGTCTGCACGGCGTTGACGTAGCCGTACACACCTTCGTCCGTCTTGATGCGGACGTTCGTCCCGCGCTCCCTGTACACCAGCGTGTACACCTCGCCGTTGAGCCAGGCATCATAGTCTTCGACGGCATCATTCACGGCCTTGAGCATGGCCTCCGGCGAACCTGCGAAGGCGAAGATGTCGATGTCCACGACGCCTATCTGCCACGCATCCGGCCCGGCCCCGGCGAACGGCGTCAGGCTGATGTGCACGGCGCTGTGGTCCATGACGTAGAGCGGCAGGTGGGCATGGTTCGGCATGGGGGTCTGCGAGCGGTGCCAGGTCTGTTCGTCACCGATGCCGTACCTGTTCGGCGCGCAGATGATACGGATGGCCGGGTGTGCGAACGTCCTCGGGTCGTCGGCGAATTCATCGGGACGGAACTCGACCTTGTGCCGCAGGGAATATTCGGTATGGATTGCCATGGTCGTCCTCCTACTTGCTGATGTCGAACACACGCTGGACAAGTTCATCCAGCACACGCCTGCCGCCTTCCCCGCACCTGTTGCCCAGCGCTCTCGTGAGCGCATAGGCGACGGGGGATTCACCGGCACGCATGGCCTGCGGCCTGCACGCCTCCGTCCACGTCGCCCACCTGAGCAGCGTGCGGGTCGAGAAGGTCATGCCTTCGAGGGCTTGGGCCCGGGGCACATCGCTGGGCAGCTTCGACTGGTCGCGCACCATGCCCGCCAGCCGAACCATGCCCTTGCGCCGTTCTTCCGGCAGCGACGGGGCGCGACGGGCAAGCAGGCGCAGCTCCGCGACTTCGGGCAGGAACGTGGCCTCAAGCACCACGAACCTGTCCATGAAGGCGGCATTCAGCCTGAGCGTGCCCTGATACCTGCCCGACATGTCGCCGTCGCCGAAGGTGTTCGCCGTGGCGACGAACCGGAATCCGGGATGGGGCATGACAGTCTCGCCCGTGTCAGGGATGCACAGGGGAGCGCCATCGAGGACAGTGTTCAGCCCCGTCGCCGTGCCCGGGTCGAGCAAGTCCACTTCGTCGATGAGGAAGATGCCGCCGTGCCGCATGGCCGAAGTCAGCGGGCCGTCCACCCAGACAGTGGCGCCGTCCTTCAGGGCGTGGTGGCCGACAAGTTCGGGAGTCTCCAGCCTGCTGTGCCCCGTCACCTCATAGACAGGGTAGAGCAGGCGGGACGCGAGCTGCCGGATAAGGCTTGACTTGCCGCAGCCGGTCGGGCCGCCGACGTACAACGGTTCGGGCTTCTCGCCGCACCACCACAGGAACACGTCCCGGGCCCACGCCGGGTATTCATAGTCGGCCACGCAGGCCGGAGCCAGCGGATGCACAGGGTCGCCGGTGAAACCGGGAACCAGCTTGCCTGACTTCTTGCCGGTGAAAATCTCACCGAAGTCGTAGAGACAATATTCCATGTTACACCTCCACTTCCACGACTTCGTTCGTGCTCTCCAGCACCCTGTCGCCGTAGTGCCATTCCCAGTTCTTGCGGAACCAACGGCTACCCAGCCCCAGGGCCAGCATGACGGCATTGAGCCGGGCAGCCGTCGTCATGGTGCCCCACCCAGCCATCGTCAGATGCATCCCACGGGACGCGGAGTTCTCGCCGATGACGTGGCCGTGCAACTTCAACACGGCGCAGGAGGGGAAAGTGACGACGACTTCCGTGTTGTCCCGGCGGAAGGGACGGCGCTCGATGAACGCCTGCGCGGCGGCCTTGGAAATCTTGTTGTTTGGTCTACACATGGTGGTGCTTCTCCATATAGCCTGCCCAAGTGGCAGGGTCAGCGGGGTTGAGGTCAGGGTCGTCCCATGAAACGGGGACGATGAACGCGCCGGGCTGCGCCAGACGCAAGGACTCAAGGTCGAGAAAGACTTCACCGGTCACGAGGTCGAGGAAGGGTCTACGCATGGCCGCACCTGTCATCATCGGACATGTCCGGGATGATGCTCGACGCCAGCATGGCCAGCGGCTCACGAACATCGGAGAAGGCCCCGGCTTCGACGCCGACCTTGAGCAGTCTGTCGCACATAGCCAAGATGATGGCGCCGGTAACTTCAGGTTCGGCATGTCCCGTCAGCAGCAGGCCAGCGTCGAAGTCGTCCTGCGTCATAGCGTCAGCGCTGGAAGCAGCCGAGACAGCGCCCCAGCACACCAACACGAGTTCGTTGGAGGCTTCACTCTTCGGCGTGGTGACGACACGGGAATGGTGAAGTTCTTTTGTGAGGTCAACATCTTCATGCCCCGTTACCTTGGCAATGCCCCGGTAAGTTTTTTCCATCAGCACACGGATGTCAGACAATTTCATAGTGCTTTCTCCTGAAAGCCCGGCCCCAAGAGGCCGGGGTAAAGGTTATTCAGCCAGTGTCAACTTGCGCCACGCGGTCAGCACCTGTTGCACGGTGCTGTTGTTACGCGGATGCTGCACGAGGTAAAGATTACCGTCGTGCCATTCGAACGCCACGATGGGCGGGAACCAAGATTCTTCGTCGAGCTGTTTCCAGATTGCCGCCTGCAATTCATCCGGCGTTACCGGATTGCAGGGAAGGCTTGCCGGATACATCACCTCGACAAGCCGCCATGCCGCACGTCCTTTACGGGTCTTACTGGCGTTGAGGATACGATACAATTTCACGGCCATTTTGTGTGTCCTCCCTCGACACTTTTTGAGGTTGAAGAACAAAGTGAGTAGCCTTGTGCGAGTAAGAAGGTAGAGAAGGTGAGGAAGGCTACTCACAAAAGATTGAAAGTTTTACGGCTCTGCGGGATAAAACGGCCAAGATTTGAGGAAGGCGAAAAACAACACAAAAAACATATGCAAAAACGAAAAACACGCAACATTCTCAACCCGCGAAAAATCCCCAGAAAAAGCCCCAAAATCGGCAGAAAAATTCAAAAGAAATTTCTTCTGTGAGAAGGAAGAATATATATAATATATATATAATATATAATATATTATTATTATTGTATTTTTTCTTTTCTTCTCCCTTGCTGTTTGGGGACATGCAGCTTTTGCAGGAATCTTCACAGCAAAATGAAAGTTTACTCTCTCGCGTAAGTCAAACTGTGAAACTTTTGCGCGTAGGTAGAACTTTCGCGAGTGTTCATCGTTTTCTCGCAACTTTTTTCTTGCATTGTTGCATTTTTTTGCAGCACTCTCGCGAAAGTTTCACCTACGCGCAAAAGTTTTACACTTCATCTTTCGCGAGTGCGAAACTTTCGCGAGTGTGAAAATCAGGTAAAAATCATGGAAAAATAACACTCGAAAAAGTATATTTTCTTTTTGAGAAATATTCTTAAATTTAACGTAAGTTGTTTTTTGCTTCGCCTTCTATGAGTATTCCTGCAAAGGCGCACACGGCATGTCGTACAACTTCCGTAAGTATTCCTGCAAAGGCGCACACGGCATGTCGTACAACTTCCGTAAGTATTCCTGCGTAGGCGCACACGGCATGTCGTACAACTTCCGTAAGTATTCCTGCGTAGGCGCACACGGCATGTCGTACAACTTCCGTAAGTATTCCTGCAAAGGCGCACACGACGTAATAGTTTAACGCCATGTGCCAGTCAAACATGGGCCGCTATGTCTGACTTGCACACGCAGTATGCTTGTCAGACATCGGCCCTTTGTGTCGTGTCTTCACACCACACGACACTTGCCGCACACGTTCACACTGGACGCGCCAGATTACTGGAGCGCACCACCATGTGCGGTTCCATCGTTTACCTATCACTCAGGCGGGTATCCCAGCCATAGGGGCACCACATGGAAGCGGGAGGGCTGCGTTTTTATTCTTCGTAGAATTCCTTGAACATGGTCTTTACAATCTTGAGCGCATCCTGAAGTTCGGAATATCCGCGCTCACCGGCACGCTTGGCCGTCGACGACTTGTTGTTACGGCGTGCCCAGTTGAGCAACGCCAGCAGCTCCCGCTCCGAAGCGGTCAAGCCGTCTTCCTTGATGTACTTGGCCTCGGCTGTAGGCGCGGACAGGAAGTCCGCGAAGTCAGGGTGCGCCAGCGCGCGGCGTGCCCGGGCAAGTTCTTCCTTGGCCTCGGGGCTGATCTTTTCGGCAGCCCATGCGAATGCATCGCCGCCGTTCTGCTTCCTCTCCTGCGCATCGGTGAGGCGCAGGATGGACTTTGACCGCGCAATCGTGGGCTTGCCCTTGTCATCGGCAGCGAGGCCGCCGAACAGGCCAAGCGCATACTTGGTCAACTGCGCCGTGCAATTGACGTGGCACGCCTTGAAGGCGGCGTGTGCGGCGTTCAGGTAGCCGAGACTTGACCGATGCGCCGCTTGCCGGGCAGCGGCCAGCGCAATGCGGGCAGCGGCCTTTTCAACGGCGGCACCGGCGGCCAGCAGTTCGTCGACATAGGTCTTCCAGACCTTCGCCGTGGGCACGGCGCTGGGCTTGCTGGTCTGGGTCTGGGTCTGGGTCTGGGTCTGGGTCTGGGTCATGGTAGTACCTCCATTTCCAGCCCTTCCCGCTTCCGTGTGGTGTCCCTATGTCTGGCCTGCGCTGTGCCGGTGCATCCGTGCCCCTTGCGTGGTCTTCCGGCGGGCACCTTGCCCCCTGTCGACGTGGCACGATGGCAGACGCGAGGGGGGCGCTTGTGGGCACCTAGGCGCTGGGAGGCGCAAGGCAGATGGGCGGGCAGGCCGCATTGTCAAATAGCGAGGCAGGGGAGGCTTTCCGCTAGGCGGTTCCTTCTTCCTGTTAAGGTTATACTGGCACAGATAAGGGGGGCTGTCAATAACGTATTTTATATACAGGGAAGTTCAATGATTTCAGGTACTTAGGCGGTGGTCTGGGCGCGAGGTGGGTGGCGCGTTCGGCGAGGTGGGTGGCGCGTTCGGCGAGGGCCGGGTGGGTTTGGACGGCGGTTTCGCTGACCTGTAGAGAAAACATATACTCTGTGCTGCGCTCACAACCTTCTCCACCTTCGTAACCCTCCCACTATGCATCACTATTTCAAATTACTTCCTCCCCCTTACCCCACCCCATCTGGACAGGCCCCCACCCTCGAATATCTTCGCGTCTGTCGGGAAAAATTTTTGTTATCTCCTTGCTGTATTGCTGCTGTTGTTGTATATACCTCTGAAACACCAGGAGGCATACATGAATAAGGAAGGATATGGTATCGAACGGGGGTGGCTGACCGAACACATACGCGTGGACCACACTCTGTCGCATGTGGTCATAGACATCGAAACCCTCGGGCTTGGTCTCAGACCTGTCATCATCGCCATCGGTGCCGTGGCCCTCGACGAACACTACGAAGTCATCGGCAGGTTCTATCGTGCCGTTCGTGGTGACGACCAGCCGGGCCGCACCATGGATTATGATACGGTACGGTGGTGGGCCCTGAAGACCAGTCCTGCCGCACGGGAAGCGGTATTCCATGCCGATGCTTATGCCCTGCGGCGGGCAGTGGTAAATTTTGTGGATTGGGTCATGCCGGACCCTGACATGATGTCCTTCGCCGATGTGCAGTTCTGGGGAAAGGGACCGGAGTTCGACAATGTCAACTGGCGCGATGCGATTGCGTGCTATGATGATTCCGATTTCTTGTCGAAGGTGTGGACATACCGGAACAACCAGTCGCTCAGGACCGTAGAGCGCATGGTGAAGTCCCTCGGTATCACCGTCGAAGTTCCTGATACTGCCATCGCACATCATGCTCTGTGCGATGCGGAGTGGGAAGCCGAGTATTTGCGGCAGGCCATGCACAAGATTCTGGCTCTGGCTTCTAAGCCCCTTTTTGCCGTGGAGGCCGTGGACTATGACGTATAGCCTGGCGGGACAGACCATCACCGCTCCTGACGCGGGTGGGCATGGCCTGGATATGAGCAACGGGCAGGACTGGCTGGTGGAGGATTGCCTCATCGACCTGTCGGCCTGCCCGCTGGATAAGCTGGATGAGGCCGTGGGCGTGACCTGGGGCAGCAGTGCCGTTTTTCGACGCTGTGTCATCCGGGGAGCGGGCAAGCTGGTGCTGTGCGGCTCCGGGGATACGGATAAAGTGAATATTGAACGCGGCAAGACCGTCATTTTCGAGGACTGTATCCTCGAAGACTTCGGGCGGCGGGGACCGGAAGCGCAGTCCGGTATGCGGGTCATGTTGCGAGGCTGCCTGATTCGCAATTGGTGTGCTCCAGACCGTTTCGACGTGCGGTCCTTCGGGGCCTGGGCGCATCACGGCGGCAGCATCGAGGCCGTGGACTGCGTCTTTGACCAGCCCCGTGCTTGGCGCGGCTGGCATATCATGGTGAGGGACTGGCTGGCCCATCTGGGGCAGGCATGGAACGACGAAGGCCTGCGCGGCCTGTTGCGTCCGGCCAACTGGCTGCCCGGTGTCTGCCGGGGACTGGTGGCCACAGCGGGAGGACAGGTCCGGGCCGAGAACTGCCATGCCACACGCTGGTGGATACGTCTTGAAGGGCACCGTGGCCCGCGTATGGGCCGCAGCCAGGCGCAGGCGCTCATGGCCAGGAAAATTCGCAGCGAAGCACATTCTCCTGTTGACGCCGAGGCTTCTTCCGAGTAGGTTCAGCCAACAGCAAGACGATGCGTCGTTTGCTGTCGGGTGACTGCACACCCGATGTGTTTCTGGGGTACTCGACCGGACGCCGACCCCGAAACGCCGAACTTAAAATCCCCGCCCCATACCGCCTGCGGTTGAGCTGATGGGGCGGGGTGCCATATTTTACGGCTTGACACGGACAAACGCCGCTGCAATATTGATATTTGTACCCCGGGGGCATCTGTAGACGGACGGCCCCGCCAAAAGAAAAGGCACGCTGGATACGGCTTGCTGTTGACTATGGCGCGCCCCTGGGGTACAACTACATCACCTGAACGCTGTCCCGGGTGAAACAAGGGTGATACGCCCGGGGTGTTGCAGGGACCGGATACATTCCTGTGAAGTCAGTCGGCGAACGCGGCGACTGTGGATTGAAACCTGGTGAGCCACACCTTTCAGAACCCTCCCGTTCTCCGACGCGGGAGGGTTTTTTGTTGACCTTTGCAACTTACTATGCTTTACTATGCATCACAACAAGGAGGAAGATATGGCTGTCATCATCCCGTGCAGGCTCAAACTCTCGGGAGCGAAGGTCCCGTGTCGCATGAGCGGCGGCGCCGTGGGGTTCGACCTTTGGGGTGCGAAGCTCACACGGCGGAATGGGGTCTACTGTTTCGATACCGGTGTGGAGATGGAGTTGCCCGTGGGGTTCGCCGGTTTGCTCGTGGCCCGCAGTTCTGTGGTGTGTTCCGGTCTGGAGATGATGGGCAGCGGTGTCCAGGTCATCGACCCTGATTATCGGGGCACGGTGAAGGTGTTGTTCCGCAAAGCGGACAGTGTGCAGGCCAGAGGCGCCGCGTCGCTCCTGCGCAAGCCGACTGTGGCCTACTATGAGGGCCAGAGAGTGGCGCAGCTCATCATCGTGCCGACCATCATGGCTCCGGCGCTCGTGGTCGCCGACATCAACAAGGGTCTCAGCATCGACGTTGAGTTCGCCGTGGTCGAGGAATTGTCGCACACCTACAGGGAAACGAAGGGCTTCGGGTCCACGGGAGGCGACTGATGCTGACACTGTCGGAATATCGCATCCTGAAGGCCGTGGCTGACCTGCCAAGGGGTCAGGCGTTCGGCTATGTGCTGGGTCTCAGGGCATTCGCGTCGTTACCGCCCAGGAAACCTTCCGCGCGGTATCGGCAGGGTATTGCCATGCGGGCCTGCGCGATGGCCAACAAGCTGTGTGGCAAGGGGTTCCTCATGCGCATCGGACTGCCCAGACATCGCGGCAATGTGCGTGGGTATTACCTTTTGACCCCGGATGGAGAAGCTGTGCTGGCTGCATGGCTCAAGGAGGACAACTGATATGCGTGTTCGGCTGATGAAAGAGTTTGGGTACGAAGAGGCCCTGTTCGGTATCGGGCTGTCGTATGGGAAGGTGTCTGGGTATGCGACGCCTGAAGAGGCCCAGCAGCATGATGCATGGTCCAGGCTGTGCGAACTGGCGCCGCAGCTCGCGTTGTACGGCGTCGGTGGCCACGACAAGTTCCTGCGTCAGCTTGGTGTCATCCTCGACATCACGGCGCCGCTGTACTGGTGGAAGCAGATGGACACCTACAAGGTGTCCACCGTGGCCCAGTCCGAGTCCACGATGCACACGCTGATGAAGAAGCCTGTCACGAAGGATTGCTTCGAGTTCGGGTATGTTCCTGATTTTTACATCGACTTCCTGGAAGACTTGCGGAAGCACAAGGATTTCAGCAAGCTCAACGCCTGTCTCCCGCAGAGCTGGTTGCAGCGTCGCATCTGGACGGGGAACTATGCGGTCCTGAAGAACATCATCTTGCAGCGTGAGAACCACAAGCTCCCTGAGTGGAAATTTTTCTTCGACGCGCTTTTACCTACCCTGAGTCATCCTGAACTGTTACCTGTGCGACATTCTTTAAGCAGGGCCGACACTACGGCGAAAGCCTCTGCTGAGGATGAGACACTTTCCGGGAAGGGTTAATCCATGTCTCGTGTGTACTGGGTAGTGGCCTTCGCCGTCGCTCTTGTTGTTTTCGGTGTCGTGACCGATGTGTTCGGTGTGCTATATACGCTGTCCATTATGCCGGGATGGGTCCAGGCCGGGGCCGTTGTTCGCATCGTCCTGATGCTGATATGGCTCGTGGTCATAATCTCCGACTTCCTGGAGAACAGATAATGAACGTATTGGATGTTAAGACACAAGAGTCTTTGTCCCGTGTTTTGCGTAAAGTGAAGACTTCTGACAAGGATTACGAAGTCTTCAAGAAGACCTTTATGCGTGTCGTGGAGATGCTTGGACTCACTCAGTACGAGTACACTTTCACGAAGCTCAAGAACTGCGACGACGATGCCGGTGTCACGTTTGAAAAGTTCGGTCCAGGGTGCATCGTCCATCTGGCGGATGAAGTATCCTCGTTCATCCATAAGCGCGGGATGAAGTCCCTGGCCGTTCATGAGGCGCTGCATGTGCTTCTTCGCCCTTATGATGTATGGCTTTTCCCTGCAGACGGCGAAGAAATCCTTACCGGTTCCGAGCAGCACACGATTCGTATGCAGACCATTCATGGCACTATCCAGCGTCTCGTTCCTGTCATACTCGCCAGTCTGGAGGAGTAAATTACGATGAGTTGGAAATTCGCAGTCAAGGTTATGGCAGGCCCGAAGACATATATCATCGAGGCCGAAAATTATGAGGAAGCATTTGCCAAGGCGCGTGATATGCTGCCTGACGAATGGAAGCGTCTTGATGACGATGACATCGACATGGAAGCGCGTAGTGTCAGTGAAGCTGACTTTGTTGATGGAAAATATCTGGAGAGATACTGATGCCTAAGTACAAAGTTCTTATTTCTCCGAACTCTATTCTCAACGAAGAAGAGTATGAAATCGAAGCCGAAAGTGAAGATATGGCTAAAGATTTTGCTGCCGAGAAGTATTTGCGGGACAGGGCTTCCAGTATGGAATTCGATTTCGAAGTGGAGGAAATATGAAAATCTTCATCATCGTCCCGCTCGATTTCAAATTTTCTACGCTGTCTACTGTCGGGCAGCAGTTTGAAAAGGTGGAGCGGGAAGGGCTCAAGCGCCCGCGTCGAAGCAGGAACCCGCCTGTGGCGCGGCTCGTTAGAGCCGCTACCGATAGGAATCCCCCGACTTTAGGCGGGGGAGGATGTCAAGTGATACAGCGTCTCGTAGGCGCCATGCTGTGAACAAAGGAGACGACTATGCCCGAAGAAAAGAAGATGACCAAGAAAGCTGCCGGGTGGAAGAAGCATGCCAGGATTGAAGCATGTACGACATGCAAGCACTACCGCCGCTTGGGAAATTATGGTGAGAAGCCTACCTGCAACAAGTTCGGTTTTCGTACCGTAGGCTTCGCCATCTGCGACCACTTCGAGATGGACGTGTAAGGGATACTCGACACATATTTAGGGAGGTGATGTGTTATGTTTACGCCGGATACTATCGGTCGTACATAGGGAGTGGGGGGAGCGCATCCACGAAAACACGCTATACAGAAAGAACTGGATGAGTTGTGAACGAAGCCCCCGCTCGTGCGGGGGCTTTTTGTTCTAGTCGCCGATGTACATGACTGCGGCCAGGGCGTAGTACGGCGGAAGGGAGCGTTCCACAGAGACAGCCCCTTCAATGGGGTGAGTATGGGGCTGGGAACCGTCTGTGGCATCCGTTATGGACACTCGGTATTATCCCTTGTATAGTCGTTTTATGTAAGTAAATCCTGGCGTGTTGGGTGTTTCGTCTGGTAACTGTATAAGGGGTGTAAATATGGATTCTTTTTATGTCGCAAGTGATTACGTGGATATGACGCCGGAACCGGCCTCCCTTTCCATGCATATCGAACTTGCCAAAAATGACTGTAACGGCAGCACTCCCAAATATTTCGTTGATTTGGGTACTGTCACTACGCCTGTTCTTGCTGCTGGACAGGAGTGGCGTCAGAATGACTACGACTTCCATGCTCACCATACCGAAGAAGACTGCCGCCATGGTATGCGTGTGACGTACAAGGGTAAGCAGTACACGGCATATTATGCTTCGCGTCCCGGGTATGCGCCGTACCAGTATGACCTGGTTACTGATGATGGGACTAAGGTGCATCTCACGGCGTTTAGCGACAAGGGGTGGATTAAGGGCCGCCCGCTGGTCATCACACGCGGAAAAGTGTAAAAGGAGGTTTATATGTTCCGTTATTTCTTCATTGTCGTGGCCCTCACGGCCAGTCTGGTGGGCTGCGCGGCCCAGGATGAAATCCCGCTCACGGCATATAAAACGCTGGAGACCAGCGCCATCACCTACGACACGGTGATGACTGCTGCCAGTGACATGCATTCGCAGGGCAAACTCCAGGATGATGACTGGGAGAAACTCAAGGATGCCGCCCTGGTGTATTACGATGCTTACCAGGTGACGGTCAGCGGTCTTCTGACCTATATGCGGGCTTCTGAGGGGCTTTCGTCCCCGGGTGCTATGGAACGCGACAATCTCAAGGCTCTTGTCGATAAGATGACCAAGGACCTGCAAGAACTTCTCAAGGCCGCCATCGACCTCGGTGTCGATGTGAAGGAGGTCAGCCATGAGTAACTCCATCGACATCAAACTGGTGCTGCAAATTCTTGAGCTGGTTTCCGTCTACGGGCTCCCTGCGGTGCAAGCCATCATCGAAACATGGAAAAAGGATTCCGTGACTATCGAAGATGTTGAACAGCTCAAAGCATTGCTGAAGCATCCTGACGAATATTGACACCGGGGACACCCGGTTGTAGTAAGACAAAAGAGCGGGCGAGTGCGTCTTTCCGGTAGGATACCCCTGGAAAGCGCGCCGTCCGCTTTTTTCTAGGAGGTTGCCCGTTATGCGATATGGACCTATTCCCGGGGCCCCGAATTTCACCTATGAAGAGCTCCTGCACTCGGACACTGCGGTGCGTGAGGGTATCCAGAATATTCCCGATGACCCGGATGTTTGGGACAATATGGAGTATCTGGCAAGAACTGTCCTGCAGCCTGTGCGAGACCGGTTCGGTCCTATTCGGGTGACTTCCGGGTATCGTAGTTCCGCATTGAATAAAGCGATTCCAGGCTCTTCCAAAACCTCCCATCATTGTTCTGGTGCGGCTGCTGACATCGAGCCGGTGTCGGCGGATGTATCGCTGCGGGACATCTTCGCTTTTATCGCTGAAAATCTGCCTTTCACTGAACTCATCGCAGAGAATCTCCCTGGAGGGTGGATTCATGTGGCCATTGTGCGCGGGCGTGAAGATGAGCGGGCTGTGAAATTCAAGCGCGTGGGTGGTCTGGTTCGTCGGTCCAGCTACGGCGAAGTCATGGCCATGTCGTGGTAAACAAACTATGTCCGGTCCGCAACTTATGAGTATCCCTCCTGTTTCTCCTGACACCATCACAGGGCGCAGTAGTACCTATTTGAATCTGCTTGTTGAGTTGTGGCCGCTCATTGCAGGCGCCTTCGTCATTGCTATGTACCAGGGTTGGCATGGCGTGAAGCGCAGCTATCTACATCGAGATTTTTGCAGCGTTTTTTTCAATATCCTGTTTTCCAGCGCATTTATGGCTATTGTGGCCGTAGGCGTGACATTGTGCCTACCTCTTTTTGGTCTTACACGGTCTCCTGAAACGGACCTCGGCGTCACGATTTTTCTCTCTGCTGGGGGTATGAAAGCTGTTGACGCACTTATACGGTGGAAATCTGGGTATAAATTCATCGACATGATGGACGAAGCAGACATTAACGAGCTGCGTAAAAAGATGACGCCAGCGCAGCGTGAGCAGCATAAACAGCAATGCCCTTTCCAGTCTGACTGTGCCCGATGCATGATGACTTGTTGCGGGTGTAAAGGAGACACCAATGGCGACGAAACCTATGAAGCGCCCCATTGTTCGCGACGCGGCGAATAAGCAATTCACAGAACTTCCTGATGGGCAGTTCGTCGACGTATCGGCCATCCCTTTGGATGGTGCGGATTCTTCTGGGGCCCCGAATCTGCTGAAACACGCCCCTGATGGACTGGCTGTTTATGCCAGTGATTGTATTTCCTCTGAAAAGGGGAATGCTTTGGAAGTGCGTGGGGGCAAGATGTATGTCCCCGATATGTCCGCTACGGCTGATGTGCTCATTTCCAAAGATGACGGAAACAAGCTGAAGCTCGGTAGCGACAACGGGCTGTTTGTTTCCCAGACCGTTGTCTCTGTGGATACTGATAACCTGGTCACGGTCGGAAGTGATGGCGGGGCGAAGCTCACGCCTAACGACATGTTGTCCAATGGACACACCAATCTGTTGACCATCGACCCTGTCGACAGAAAGATCATTCTGACCAAGGAAAACATCCAGGACAATCTCCCCGTCATCTCTCAGGATGAGGGGAACCTGGTACATCCCGGTTCTGACAAGGGCGTGTACCTGTCCATGGATGACCTCTTGAATCGGGACGATGCTATCCTGTACGAAGACAAGGACGGGCGCATTTCCTCCGGGCTCTCGCTGGCGTATTCGCCTGACACCGGCAAGCTCGACATTCTGGGCCATGATGGTCAGACTGTGATTTCCACGGTCCGCGTCCCCGGAGCAAGTTCTTCGCTCAAGGGTGTTTACCTCGTGGTTGGTATGCCCAGTGAGAGCGGTGAGGACATCGAGGGCGACTACCATTTTTCGCTCATGTTTGCCCAGGCCGATGGCGTCTGGGGCGACCCTGTCCCGGCCACGGTGCGGACGCATAAAAGCGCAGCCGTGTCGACCAGTATCGAGTCTGTGGCGGGCATGGGTGCTGTCCGGGTTCGCGGTATTTTCAACGGGCAGACGGCAGAGCAGTTTTTCATCGACGGTACCGCAGCACTCCAGTTTGCTGACGGCACCCGTATTGTCGTGACGCCGGAGGCCACGCGGCTTGAAGTCATTTTCGAGCCTGGAGTTGGGCTCATTCCGGGAACTTATCTGGTCTTCGTGTATGCACTGGCTGTCGGTACTGTGCAGGACGTTTATGTGGATGTGTCGGCTCTTGTCGACATCTACAGGGCCGGGTGTGGTATTGACATCAGCGCCAGCCGGGAAGTGTCTGTGAAGCTCCATCCCGAGGGGGCTATCAAGTGTGACCCTGTGGGCGGTATCGGCGTCTCTCCCGGTGCCGGTCTGGCGCTCAAGGACAACAACCTTGTTCTTGACCTGGGTACGGGCGAAGACAGTCCTGTCGTGATTAACCCCGACGGTTCCATCGGGATTGACTGTTCCAAGTTGCTTTCCGCTGACAGTGATAACGTGCTTCGCCTTGGCTCGGACAAGAAGCTCAAGGTCGTTGTCGTGTCTGCGGATAAGGACAACCTTCTGGTGTCTGGCTCGGACAAGGGCGCCTATACGCCCATGGACCGTGGGGATATGCCGGCTACTGTGTAGTGCGGCCACCTGAGTAACATTGATACGGCCTGGACATAGTGCCCGGGCCTCAAACTATGGAGTGATTTATGGCTCGCAAAACTCCCGACGCTATCCAGCAGTATCGTGGTACGACTGCGCAGCACGCCGCGTACACCGGCAAAGTCGGCGAACTGACTGTCGATACCGATAAGAAGGTTGTGGTCGTCCACGACGGTTCCACTGCCGGTGGTATTCCTATGGCCCGCGAAGACCGCAAGGTCACTGGCGACACCCACCTGAAAGTGAACGGTTCCACCGAGGGCACTCTCGCTGGTGACGTGACGCTCACTGTGGACATGACTTCCCTGGCTACCGACCTGGTGTCCACCGACGCCAACAACGGTCTGTCCGTCGGTTCCGACAGTAAGCTGTATGCTAAGGCCCCTGACGCCGATCTCATCATCCGTGCCGGTGACAAGATTCTGCATGATGCCGACGGCAAGGTCGCCGCTGACCTCAGCATGACCTACGACCAGCCCTCCGGTAAGCTGAAACTCATCGGCCATGACGGTTCCACCGAAGTCGCCAACGTGACCATCCCGTCCAGCACTTCCGTGCTCAAGGGTGTGGAACTGACGAACGGTAAGCCTGATGCTGGCGGTGAAGAGGTCGAAGGTGACTACCACCTGACCCTGATTTTCCGTGACCAGAACGGCGCCTGGTCTGATGCTGTGGGTGTCCAGGTGACGACCACCAAGGGTTCCGCCGGTAGCGCCGAATATTCCACTGAGCTGGCCGAAGGCGGCACCTCGGTCGCTGCTGTGCGTGCTGTGTTCAACGGCGACGACAAGACCGTGGAAGGTGGTTCCAGCCCGGCCACGGTGACGTTCGATGACACGTCGTCCGCCTCTGTCCCGTTCGCTGTCAGCGGTACCACGGTCAGCGGCACTGTCAGCTTCACGCCCCAGGTGGGCCTGAAATCCGGTGTGTACCTGCACTTCATCTGGGCCCTGTCCGATGGTTCCGTGGCCGACACCTATGTGGATGTCACCGACCTCGTGGATGTGTACACCGCCGGTCAGGGTATCACCATCGCCGGTCATACCATCTCTGCCAAGCTGGGTACCGGTATCAAGTTCGACGAAAGCGGCAACATCGTGGTGGACTTCACCAACACGATTTCTTCCGACGCTGACAACGCTATCAAGGCCGGTGCCGACGGCAAGCTGTCCGTGAAGGTCGTGTCTGCTGATGCCGGTAACGTCATCAAGACCGGTACTGACAAGGGTGCGCTGCTGACTGAAAATGACCTCAAGACCCCGGTCGAAAGTATCGTCACTGATATGGTTACCAACCCGGAAGGTTCTCTGGGCTGCTCCATGATTTCCGCTACTGCGGGCAATCAGATTCAGTGCGACAATGGCAAGCTGATGGTCTATTCCGACTACGGCACCATGGACGCCTAAGCGTTTTCATCGAGGGTCCAGCCCTAGAATCACCCTGGCTGGACCCTCTTGTTCGAGAGGGTAGTTTTCTATACGTCCCCTCCTAACGCAGTATGTAAAGAGGTAGGTATAACACATATGGCGAGAAACAACTCCAGTCCTATCCAGCAGTTCAGGGGGACGACTGCCCAGCACAAAACATACAAGGGCCTCCCCGGTGAGCTCACCGTCGATACGGATAAGAATGTCGTTGTCGTCCATGACGGTTCGACTGCTGGTGGTCATCCCCTGGCCAGTGCTAATGCATTGAAGGTCGCGTATGACAAGGCCGTTGAGGCAAAAGATACTGCTGATGCAGCTCTCCCCAAAGCCGGTGGAACCCTGACCGGGGCTGTTGTAGAAAACCTTCTTCCTCTCTCGGGCACGTCTGTATCTCTCGACCTGACAGCCACCAATAACTTCACCCATAACGTGACGTCTGATACCACATTCACGGTCATGGCCAATACCGGCAACTCCTTTCAACTCGGAACTCTTGTTCTGACCAATGGTGGTGCGCATAATGTAACGTGGCCGTCCTCTTTCAAATGGGCTGGCGGAACGCCTCCGTTGCTTATGGCGAGCGGTATCGACGTGATAACCTTCTTTACCATTGATGGCGGCAAGACGTATTACGCAGTGCAAGCCATGACGGGGATAGCCTAATGCTCGGAAGACATCTAGTACGATTTACGGCTGCTGAGTATAAACCGCTATCAGAATACATACCATCAGACATACCGGATAGTTATTATGTGGTTGTATCTGATGATGAATTATTGATAAGAAAATCCTTCAGTATGGAGTTACCACCAGCTAAATATTTTTTTGCTGGATGCGGTGGGGGTGGAAACTCTGGTGGGAATGGAGACCGTGGCTGGAATAAGGTTCGTGGTGGTGGGGGTGGTGGTTCGTCTCCGTTAGTAAAGAAAGATAACTATGTAATAAACACAGAAAAATTATTTTCTTTCACTGTCGGTAACAATACACAGCAAACAGCAATTGCTATAGGTAGGAATCAAATACTAGTAGCGTCTGCTGGTCCAAGCGGATCGAACGAGACGCCGGGCGCTGGTGGTGGTTATGGCGTAACTAGCGGAAACCGTGGCGGTGACGGAACGACATATATTTCTGGTTTGCCGGGCGGGGGAACTCAAGGAACCTATTCTGATACTGGTGGTGGTGGAGGCGGTGCCGGAAGTCAGTTTCCGTATGTAATCGAAGTCGGAAAAACTGTAAAAGCACAAAATGGTTCTGGTATAAGGCCATCCAACGGTTATGGTGGTACTGGCTTTGGAGCTGGTGGTGGTGGTACACATGGGTGCTATGCTTACAATTGCGCAGGAAAGGTTAGTGCCGGCGCTCCGGGCGCTATATATATAAAACGGTACAAGTAGGTGACTAAATGATATATTACAATCCAGCTACGAAAGAAACACTGTCTTACAAAGATGTGTGTTTGCTCTACAATACATCGTTTTCCGCCGCGTCCGAAGTTCTGGCCGAAACCTGGCATAAGGTTCACGAGACAGACTTCCCTGCCCCCGAAGACGGATACCGTTTTGAGCCCGGAGAAGTAGCCCTTGTTGACGGGAAGTACGTCAAAACGTGGAAAAAGGTTCCCCTGACTGCTGCAGAGATACAAAACGAGGCTCTGACTACTGCCAGTTCTCTTCTGAATCCGCGCTTGGTCAGGTCGTATGTCCAGACCGCGACATTTGGGACGGCTGAACTTGCCCTGTTTGTTAAAGCTGGGATGTTCGTCGAATGGGCACCTGACACACAATACAACAAGGGCGCACGACTGGTGTGCGACGGTATCGTCTATGAAGTCCAACATGATGTACTGTCCGTCGAAGCCCAGCCCCCGTTTGCTGAAGGTATGCGTACCGTGTACCTTCCGCTCTATACGGACAGCAACAATCCGCAGCATGTAGAACCGACACTGGATGAAGTCAAAGCCCGCAAAGTCGCCACCATCGACGTCGAGACCTCTTCCGCCATCATGGCTGGGTTCGAGTGCGAGGCCGCCCCGCCGGATACCGGCACGCCTGAGTTGCTGCACTTCTCGTACGACGAGTTCGACCAGCAGAACTTCGCCGACGCGGCTGTGTCCATGCAGCTCGCACCGGCCAGCGATGGCGGTATCCCCACAACCACGCCCTGGAATGCCTACCGTAACCACACGGTGGACAGCAAGGGCGATTTGGTGATTTTGCAACTGACCGCCGAGACCTTCCTTCCCATCTACGCGGCTGCGTTGAACCACAAGGCGACGAAAATGGCTGAGGGCGGGCAGCGTAAGGCAGCCGTGGCTGTCGCGCAGACCGTGGAAGAGGTAGAGGCTGTCTGATGTCCGGTTACTTCCACAACCTGCTCGTGGCTTGTGACCAGTTCCTCAATACCCTGTTGGGCGGCTGGCCTGATGAGACACTGAGTTCCCGCTGCTGGCGCTGGCACAAAGACGGCGTGCGCTCCTGGCCCTGCCGTCTCATCGACATACTGTTCTGGTGGGACAAAGAACAGCGCGGCGGGACATTCATTCGTCACTGCGAGTTGAGTTGGGAGAGCGAACGCGACGGGCGACAGTTACCGCCACACTGTCTTCGTAAGTGAATGGAATGGTGAATCAGTCCTATGTGGCGGCCCTCGTTCGCTTCACTGCGTAAATTAGCGGATTTCCCGCTGATTACATAAGCCTGCAAGGGGAGGCGTATGCCTCCCCTTTTTATCTTGGAGACTCAGCACCATGAATGAACCTTTGAAGAATCAGGTACGTTGGCCGTCTCTGGCTCGCGACCTCGCTATTTTGCAGGTTCCCGATAGTCCTACGAACATCAAGTCCATTCTGTCTGAATATGGTCTCACGAAGCAGGAACTTATGGACATCCTGCATAATCCCTATTTCCAGCAGCTTTTTCAGGGGAGTCTGGAAGAGGTCAAAAATCAGGGCAGCAAAGCTGGGGCAAGATACAGGGCCCTGACGCTTTCTCAAGCGCTTTGGGAAAAATTGTTCCGTGATGCTTACAGCGGAGAGATGGACTCCCGTGATGCGCTGAAACTTCTTGATATGCTGGTCAAGGTGGCGGGTCTCGCGGATGCAAAGGAGACCACGCAGGTGAATACCCAGGTCAATGTCGCTGTACCTCTTCCGTTGCCGAAGGGTGTAGCCAAGGTGGCCCATGCGCTGCCTGTGGAGTAGACCATGTTCAACTATGTTCCGTCTCCTACCGGTATGCTCCTGCATAACTGCGACAAGTACCTCAAAATGATTGTCGGGCCCTATGGGTCAGGGAAATCGTGCGCCTGTGTTGCAGATGTGCTGACGTGTGCGTGTGCCCAGAATCCTGCCCCAGACGGTGTACGATATGTCCGTGTCGGGGTCGTGCGTTCGTCTTATCCCGAACTCATCGCCACCACGCGCAGGTCGCTTATCGAACTGCTGCCCGCTGAATATGGTACGATTGCCAGTTCTGGTGCTCCTGTGCGCGGGTTCTATTTCATCCCTCTTCCTGATGGTACCAAAGTCTCCCTCGAACTGGAGTTGTGGGCACTCAAGACGGCTGATGATGCCCCCAAGCTGCGGTCTGCCAACTGGACTTTCGCCTGGCTCAATGAAGCTACGGGTTGTTCGCCCGAAGTGTACAACGCTGTCACAGGACGTATCGGACGTTACCCGTCTCAGGACCTCGGTGGTATTTCATGGGGCGGCACCATCATGGACTTCAACCAGCCCGAACCCGGCTCCTGGCTCGATGAGTACATCCGCAACCCGCAACCCAACTGGGCAGTGTTCAGGCAGCCCCCCGCTGCCTTCAAGCACGTCGATGAAGTCACGGGTGCTGTGACCTACGAGGTGAACCCGGATGCCGAGAATCTGCGTAATCTGGGTGCCAGAGAAGAAGGGGACCCGGACGATTTCACGCCCGAACAGCAAGGTATGCGGTATTACCGTAACCAGATAGATGCCTTGCTCAAGACCGGGCGCACGGACATCATCGACAACCAGTATTGCATGCTGGACGTGCCTATCGTTGATGGCAAGCCGGTCTACTCGAATTTCAACATCAACATCCATGTGGCGGCGGAAGCGCTGGAACCGCGTCCTTTCCAGCCCATCATCATCGGTGTCGACCAGTCCGGTATCCATCCTGCTGCGGTCATCTTGCAAAACATCAATGGGACCTGGTGTGTGCTCGATGAATTGTATGCTGATAACGAGGGGTTCGAGAATTTCCTGCATGGTATGCTGATACCGCTGCTGCGTGGAAGATACAGCACGAATCCTCTAGTTGCTGCCATCGACCCGAGTAATACTCGGGATTCATGGCAGGCTGTCACTCCCAAACAGCGTTTTGCTGATGCCGGTATCAAGGCTGTGACGGAGTTGACGAACAATCCCAAGGTACGCATCCAGACTGTTGAGCATATGCTCAACCAGCGTGCTGGTGGGTTGCTCATTGACCCAGCTTGTCGGATGCTTATTCGCGGTTTCTCGCATGAGTACAGGTACCGCAAGTTGCGCGCTTCCGGGACGATGGGTTCTGTATACACGCCGAGCCCGGAAAAGAATGATGCGAGTCATGTGCACGATGCGTTACAATACGCAGCACTTCTCATCCAGCGCGGTGACAACATGGACAAAGACACGACGATGCAGAACGTCAGGGACGAACTCATACGCAGGCGCAGTTCTTTGTCCAGCGTCGTGTAAGATTGACGCCCAGGTGTGTGATTTGATAGGGAGAAAGTTATGAGCGACGCTATCAACTGGATGCTGGAAATCGAGGACGTGAAGGAGAAATCCCACGACCCGCTGGCCGATGCCGTCATGGACAGGTTCAATGGCGCTGTGTCGTGGCAGTCTACTGAGCTTGTGAATGGCAAGCCTCTTCGCACTGTGCTTGAGAACTGCTGGAATCAGCAGAACGGCATCATGTCGTGTGATACGCAGGAACGCGCCAAAGCTCTTGGTGTCGATGCTTACATCAACCTGACTGCTCTGAAAGCCGACATCGCCAACTCGTACCTCAATGACGCCATGACAAGTTCCGGGGATGCCTCGCTTCCCTGGACTGTGGTGCCCACGCCGCGTCCCGATATTTCTCCTGTAGCCCAGGATGAGATTTTCAACGAGATAAAAGCGCAACTCCAGAGTGGTAGTTTCGAAGATGCTTCTCAGCTCATCGAGGCTATCCGGCAGCAGAAGCGTGAGATGCATTTCAAAGAAACGGAAAAGGCGAAGAAATCTGCCGACGCCATGATGCTTCTGCTGGCCGACCAGTGTGCTGAAGGCGGATTCAATCGAGCTCTCACCGACTTCCTGCAATGGTTCCCCATCTATCCTTTTGCAGTTTTCGCTGGCCCCTATATCACGCGGGCCCCGCGTCTCGTATGGGGCAAGAATAAGCCGCGTATTGATACGGAAGTCTTTCCGACATTCCGCGCCATAAGTCCCTTCGACTTTGCCTACAGTCCTGACAGTCCTGATACGCAGCGTGGGACATGTATTTTTACTCGTACCCGTTGGACACGGCGCGAGTTGTTGAATGCCTCCAAGCTCGACGGTTACATCGCGGCCAACATCAAGGACATTTTGAAGCAGGCTGACGACCCCAATGTAGACTTCAACCTGAGCTGGTTGTCTCGGGCCCCGGATGAAGGACAGCGCAATATGGCGTTGTGGTCTTCTAACGTGAGCCCTATCGAGGTCCTGACCCACTACGGGCTCATGTCTGGCAGGGAACTGCAAAAATATGACATCCAGGGCCTCGATGATGGCGACTTCTACAACTGCCAGATTTCGTTGGTCCAGGGGCGCGTCATCGAGGTGAGGGTCTTCTCCGACCCCAAGATACAGACGCGCCCGGTCTATACCGCGAGTTTTTATCGTACTGGCGGAGACCGTATTGCCGGTGATGGTATCGCCCAGCGTTTGCGCGACATCGAACGTGCTTACATGGCGAGCCTTATGTATCTCATGCGCAATGCGGCCAATGCTTCGGCGCCTATCTGTGAAGCAGACTACAGGCGCATCGCGTCGTATATCGGCAAGGGTGAGCTCGGGCAAATAGTGCCCGGGAGTCTTTACTTGTCCGACTCTGACCTGGGCAACAACAACATGCCCGCATTCCGCTTTACGAATATCCCTTCCAATATCCCGGCGTATGCACAGCTCATGGAAATGTTCATGCAGCTTGCTGACCGTGTCACCAATATCCCTGCGGCACTCCATGGTGAGGCTGTTGGTTCCGGGGCCATGCGCACGTTCCGTGGCATGTCCATGCTGCAAGGCAATGCCACTAAGGCCCTCCATGCGGCAGCAGACAACATCGCCTACGGTGTCTTCAAGCCGCTTGGGGAATTGCTCTATAATACCAACATGTTGTTTGCCAAAGACATGGAGGTCAAAGGCGACAGCCATATCATCACGAAGGGAGCTGAAGGGCTGCTCAAGAAGGAGATGGAAAAGCAGTCGGCCATGGAGATTCTTCAGACTGTCGGTGCCGCAGCCGGTGCGCTCGGTCAGGCGGTCAATCTGGCCCCTGTAATCTCCTGGAGTCTCAAGACACTGCTTGGTACTATGGGTGTTCCCGACAATGTTCTGGGCCAGATGGAGCAGATGTCACCGATGGGGGTCATGCCGGGAGCTGGGTCTGCTCCCAATCCGGCGCCGCCTTCGCCCACCGGTGCTGGTGTTACGGCTGACATCACAGGAGGTGAAGCCTGATGGAATTGCTGAACACGCCCTCCCCCAAGAAAGGGACCTGGGCGTACAAGTTTGTGGCCTGGTTTTGTAACAACGTGAATTTTTGTCACGGGTATCTGTACGACACGGATATTGAAAAACCGGACAATAAGATTTACAACGTTATCTATAGGATGTGGTTGTTCCCGTTCAAACAGAACGATTGCATCTGCTGCAATACTGTTCGCGGGCTCATATACGGGGCTATCCTCGGTTACATGATGGGGAGTTTCTGATGGCTGTTGTACCTCTTTGGACACCTGAAAATACGACCGTCTTGTCCTCGGTCTTTACTGTCCACCCGGGTAAAGTGGTCGTCTTGTGGGCATCTGGATTCAATGCTTACAAATTCCGCGTCGAGAATGAAGCGGCTACGCCCATGCAAGCCTGCCTGCACCGCATCATTCACGATTTTACAGGTTCCAAGTTGCCTGCTGTCAAGGACAAGACACAGAGTTGCAGTGGATGGGTAGTCGATGTCGCCAACATTTCGAGCGAACTCGTGGCTGACATTGCTGTCAGCACGCTGAATTGCATGTGGAGCCTGTCTCTCTGTAACAGTGTCATGGCTGTCGGTATTCCTGGTTCCTACCAGCTCGAACTCAACGATGCCACCATGGTCGGAAAGGCCAATGTCTATGCTGACCTGTACGACATCGGACAGGTGTATGCACCGGAAATTTTCATAGGAGGCTAATATGGCTCCTGGTTGTGGTCCTATCGAATTTATTCAGGGTGGCACCATCATTGATGCCACTATCACATCCTCCAACATCCAGAACAGCCCTATCTCTGGTTCTGTTCTCAGCGGGTGCACGCTGACCAATCTGGTGTCTATCGACGAAGCCAGTCTGCGTACCATCATCAACGCTATGACCAAATTGTCTGCTGATGAGCTGCGTCCTCTGGCCGATGCACTGAATCGTGCTGCTTCCATCGAAGCTGCCAATGCGCCTACTGAACAGGATGGTGCTACTCTTGGTACTGTGGTCATCGGCGACCGCGCTACTCTGCTGGGTAAACCGTCTTCCTGGGTGAAGCTCGGGGGCAAATCGCTTCCTGCCTACGACGCTTAAAGGGGGTGCGTTATGGCGACAGTGTTTTCTTGCGCGGAAATCCCTACCGAAAGCGTGTGGGATAAGGCACGGAAGAAAGCCCAAAATCCGGGTATGCTGGTTAAGGACAATCCGTTTTTGGCGGAATCTGCTGACATACCGGAATCGGGGTATGTGCGGCGCAACATGCAACGTTTGCGTGATGACCAGCATATGCGTGAATGCCCTTACAATGGGCATGTGTATGCTGGTATCATGGATAACATGCGTTATGGAGGTAAATGATGGGATGTTCTCGTTGCGGTGGTAACTCCCCGCGCAAGCCTGCGGTTCCCCCGTCCAATGTCGGTATCAATGCCGGTCGTCCCGGTACGGTTATGAATCCTCAGCGTCGACCGTCTGACGACAACAAGTCTGTTCGTGACACTATCAACGGACTGCGTTATGTCCCGTCTTCTGGCAATTAAGGGCGACAAATCCGCAGGCGATAACCTTTTGGCTACGCTTGCTGCGAATCAGGGTGCGCTTCTTTCTCTGGTGGGGTTGTTCGAAACCGCGCTGGAAAAAGAATCCACGGAGTGCGACGCCCTTGCACATGCGGCTCTGCTCGATGAGCAGAAAAAAGGTTCGGGGTGTATGGCTCTGGGGCGCGTTCTGATGCTTCAGGATATTGTCACCACCCTGAAACAGTACATCAAGTAGGAGAAAGCACTATGTCCAACAACCCTGCGGCACCTGGCGGCAATACTTCCGTCTCTTCTGCCTTTACGCGTACTCCTGGTATGGCACAGGTTTTTCGTGACCAGTATGCCAGAGCAGAAGCGGCTGCGACCCAGTCCGAGTCGCAGCAGCCGGTCCAGCAGCCGGTCCAGCAGCCGGTCCAGCAGCCGGTCCAGCAGCCGGTCCAGCAGCCGGTCCAGCAGCCGGTACAGCAGCCGGTACAGCAGCCGGTACAGCAGCCGGTACAGCAGCCGCCCATCGACCCTTACATGCTTATGGCCCAGCAACAGCAGCGCCAGGCTGCGCTTATGACGCAGCAGACGCAGCAGATACAGCAGCTCGCGCATGAACGCGATAGTCTCGCCAACCAGTTGGCCGAGATGCAGAAGCGCAATGCTGAGTTCGAAGTTGCCAACCAGCAGCAGGCCATGTTGGCGAGTCTCGACAACGCCGATGAGCTGAACGCTTTGGAGACGGTGGACCCTGCCGACGCCCGGCGTATCGCTGTTATGACAGCGCGTATGCTGAAGCAGCCTATTGATGACGTTGCGGCTGAAGTCAAGGCCCAGCGTGAGAACATCGAACGCAATCGTGTCGAAGCGCTCAACGCTACGCAGCAGGCACAGATAGCGCGTTACGCTGGTGAAATCCTGCAAGTGCATCCTGATTTCTACAGCCTGTTCAATGACCAGGCTTTCCTGCAATATCTCCAGGAACCTGATGGTCTGAGCAGCCGGAGTCGTGACCAGGCGGCTACGCAGGAGTTCTACGCCGGTAACACGCGCTATGTCATCGACATCGTGGACAAGTTCAAACAGAACCGTCCTGACAATGGCAAGGTCACTACTGTGCCGCCTGTGCAGGTGGCGGGTGGGGCCGCTACTCCGGCGACTTCTTCTGCCGACAAACCCACTCTTACCTTGGCTGAACTCAACAGCCTGTACCAAATGCGGCGGATTTCCCCGGATGAATACCGCACGCGGCTGAAAGAGCTGCGAGCCGCCGGATAACCTTCAAGGAGCTTTTCCATGCCTATTTTCCCCAGCGCAAGCGGGTACACCGGCATTGAGGCCACACCTCTCGCCCGTGTCGACTACAGCGACCACATTCTGTCCCGCGTGTATGAAAACGACTGGCTGCCGCGTATCACGGCGTCTGAACTTCTGGAACCTGTGACCAGATGTAACCAGACCATCCAGCTCATGTATGCCCCTGAAGTGGGCCCGCTGCGTTCGTACCAGAAGAACCAGCAGCTTGTGCCCAACACTGTCAGCACGCAGGCGCGTTGTCTGAGCATTTGCTACATGGGCTATCAGGACATCAAGTTCGACTCCACCGACATCAAGATGGCTTGCGAGCGCTGGCCCAGTTACGAAGAAAAACTTCTGGAATCCATGTACCAGTCGTATGTGGGCACCATGCGCACTTTCGTCCTGGGCCGCATGATGGCCGAAGTTTCTCCGCGCACGAGTCTCGACCTCGCTGGTATGAACCAGGACGTGAATCTGGGCAAGCCCGGCCAACCTGTGCATGTGACGCCGCAGAATCTTCCCAAGGTTCTGGCTGACCTCCAGCGCGTCCTCATCGAGTCCAAGCGCTGGGTCGACAATGAAATGTTCATCATCGTGCCGCCGCAGCTCCGCACCTATCTCGCCATGTCCAACTACAGCAACAGCCTGTACAGTTGTAACTGTGGCGGCATCGTGTCCGGTATGTGGGACCACCCGCTCATGGGCTTCACGGTTATCGAATCCATCCATGTGCCTGTGGTGCGCGACCAGTCCGGTAGCCTCTGTTTCTTCATCCTCGCGGGCCATAAGGAAGCCACCGCGTATGCTTCCAACATCATCGAGGCCCGACTCAATACCAGCGACCCCAACAGCTTCGGTGTGCGGTACCAGTACCTCGTGGCCTGGGGCGCCGAAGTCATCTACCCCGATGCCCTTGCGATGGGCTACTGGACTTTCGACCCTATCAACTAGGAGAACCAGACAATGGCTAACATCAATATGTTCCGAGGCGGTACGCCCGATTTCAAGGGTTGGTTCTGCCGGGGCGATTGGCCCGAGTTCAAGCCGCCTTTCAGCGCCCCTCATGCGGCCTTCACTCCCCCGTATGACTCCCATGCCGATGCTGCTTATGGGCAGGGTTATCTCAACCTCCATTTCCCCCTGGTGCCCAATCTGGCGGATACCTACGGCCACAACTGGATGCGCACTGCGCTGAAGAAAGTTGCCGCTGTCGGTGATACCATCATGCTCAACTGGGTCCCGCTGCGGGCCTGGGTCGAAGCCATCCATTATGAAGTGTCTGCTACGGACAAAAATCTGGATGGTGTGTACATCAAACCGTGCGCCATGCGTGTCTCGTGGGACTTCGCCACCGAAGACTGGAAGTACGAAGAAATCGCCGAGTTCGATACTGCTGTGACCAACAGCGGCATCACGCAGTTCCCGCTGGGTACCCCCGAAGAAGGCGACAAGCTGTGGGGTCTGGCCCGCCTTGGTCTGCCCGAAGTGTCTTCCACGTCCAAATCGACCGTGCAGGGTGATCCCGGCAATGTGACCGGTGTGGAAACCACCACCGAATCCAAGTCTCTGGGCGCTCTGCCTTGCACCTTCGGGCATAACATGGTGAAATACGACGAACAGGGCAATGCCACCGAAGGTCTTGACGAACACTACGGCGCGGTGCTGCTGGGCTACAAGTTCGTGGCCGGTGATGTGGAACGCCTCAAGACCGTGTGGAAGTCCAACATCGCCGTGTACATGTCGGCCAAGCTGTTCGCCTTCGAAGGCTCCACGCAGGTCGGCTAAGGAGGAATTGCCATGGCTAACGTCGCCAACACCAAGGCTACGGGTCCGGCGTCTAAGGACGCTGTTTCCGGCGGCAGTACCTTTACCCCTCGTTTCAAGGCGCAGACTGGCCCCATCAAGGAGCTGTCCAACAGTTCTGAAGATGCCCGGCGCACCATCATGGGGCTGCGGGTCGCCAGTACCGGCTTCGGTAACGACCCCGGCTCGGCTTTCCTGAAGAAGCCGTCTGCGTAGGTTCCATACCCTCCACCCATACAAAGGAGAACAGCACTATGTATCAGCCTCCCGTCGATGCCACCCCTGTCCCGCCCCAGGACTTGCATAACATCCTCGATGTCCGTGACACCACTGCGCGGCAGCAAGCCCTTTACGCCGCAGGTGCGAAGAACGCGGTTCCTCCGTTGCCGCGTTCTTCGCACCTGCGCAGCAAGAAGAACGGTATCGTCTTTCCTTGGGATGCGACACTGGCCGAGCAGCGTGACATCATGGAATGCTGCGATAGCAACGGCAACACAGACCCCAAGGCGTGGCTTGCCACCGTCAATCCGGCGGAATATACGCCTGCCGAACGTGACGCTCTGCTGGCCGAAGCGCAGGCCACGGTCATCAAACAGGCCCAGACGTTTTCTGGTGAGCATAAGCCCACGATGGAAGAAATCACGGCCTCGAAAAGCGTCGAAGAAGCTACCCGTATGCCCTACGCGGCCCAGCCTCTCGACACCTACTACCACGGTATCGAGGCTGACATCGCGGCCCTGCTCCAGTCTGCGGAGTAATCTTCCATGAAGGTATCTACCATCATCCTGGAAGTATCCCGGGACCTCAATGACCAGGAACCCGGGTATGCCTTCACGCATTGGGTGTATTCCCAGTTGCAGTCTTATCTGGCCGAAGCCCTGCTCATGGTGAGCGAACGCTTCAGCGACAGATTCATGCAGCACAAAATCGTGAAGCTGGTTCCTGGAGAAGTATGGCAGAAGACCTGCGATTGCGAGCGTATCGAACGTATCCTGGGTGAAGTCACACGGGACGGGCAACAGATTCTCCGTAAGCTGTCCCGTGTGACCGATGATGAAGACAACACCTGGAGTGGCCCTGCTTCGCAGTGTCACAGCGGCGGGGCCCTTACCGGGTATTCCATCAGTGCCACGGTGGACAATATGTTTCGGGTATATCCCGGAGTATCGCGGTCTGACCGCGTCGACCACTATGTCCTCGTGGAGTGCTATGTCATCCCTGATGGGTACGATGACGACACCGATGTCCCTGCTGCACTCGTGCCTATGGTCAAGCAGTGGATGCTGTACAGGGCCCTGAGCATGGACAGTGAGAACAACCCCACCATCACGCAGCTTGCGGCATCTCACAGAGATACCTATTTCAAGCTGGTCGAAGCTGAGACAGCCCGCAGACTGCTGGAGGAAAATGCTGATGGTCGTGTACGAGCCGTTTCCAACAACGCCGCTAAGTGAGTTCCATGCCGAACTGCGGTTCGAATGGAAAGACCTTCCGGCGGAGCTGTTCGATTATTACTTGCTCCGTACTGCCATCGAGATGTGCCGCAAGGCGCCCCTTGTGACGCGGACGGTGCGAATCAAATTGCAGCCTGGGGTCACTCGGTATGCAGTGAAATCGCCTGATGGGATGGAAATGACGGCCCTGACAGGCGTTTCGCATCATCCGACAAGCGGCGACAGTTGCCTCCATGATGTACGCAGAACTCTCGTAGCCACAGAAGAGTGGCCCCGTTTGCACGGGGACAAGGTCTGGTATGACCCTGACGAACAAGTTCTCCATGCGTGCATGTGCGACTGTGGCGGAGAACTTCGCGTGTCCATGGGTGTGGTCCCTGGGCGCAATAGCTGCGCTCTTCCGAGCCAGTTCGAGCATGAACTTTTTCCTGCCCTCATCATGGGGACGCGTGCTTCCATCATGCTCATCACAGGTCGTCCGTGGACCAATCTCAAAGTCGGCAGCGAATTGTATGCCGAGTTCCGGCGTATGCTGGGCAAACTGGCCCAGGACGCTGCCTTGCAAGGACAACGCGGAATCATCAAGATGGGGTTCGGCAGAGCCCTTTAACCCCGGATAAAAACACGAAGGCCCCCGTTCCCATCAGGAAACGGGGGCCTTTCCGCAAGCTCATAACGCGCACATGGCCGAGCGTACCAAGAGATGTGTGACGCGGTGAGACCCGTAAGGAAAGCCTCACCGCGTCGGCGGAGAACAGCACCATGTTCATCAGCCCGTCCGGCATCTCTGTCGTCGAAGCCCATTTAACCGCAGCGCCTCCGTAAAGTCAAGCGCTCTTTTCTTTTAAGTACGGATGCGGTATCACTTTCAACAGAGGTGACACTGATGAAAGATAAATGTTCCCCCCGCATGGCATTCGATTGCGATGGAAGTATCCTTCAGGAATCGAAGGCCCCGTCTCGTTGCCCCGATTTTTCGTTGTGTCTCCCCTGGGGAGGACGTTTGTGGCAAGAGAACGGTTGCCTGAAGATGCAGCCCGGAACGCCGCCGCCTGATGGTACCTACGACCGCATCATCATAGCCGACGGATGTATCGTTGGTCTGGAGAAAGCTGACGTGGCGCTGTATGTGCCTCCGTCCTGTACGGAAGTTCCTGCCGATTGTGCATCGTCCGGTGAAGACGTTTCCATATGTGACGCTTCTACGCTGGCCGGTAATCTCTACACCTGCGATGCTTCTGGGCGTCCGTTGGTGCGGTGCACCATCAAGGGTGCGGACGGCATCGTCGTCAGCGGCAGCGGCACCACTTCTGACCCATACCGTATCAAGGCCAACATCTCTGCGGAGACGTTGCGCATCGTAGCTGGTAACAACGGCGTTACCGTTTCCGGCGCCGGGACTGCTGACGATGCTCTGGTCATTGCGCACAAGACCGGTGGTCTCAACACCACCGTGAACGGTATGCGCTTCGACCAATACGGTCATTTGGTGGAATACACGGAACCGACTACGTCTGGCACGGTGAATGCCCTCGTTCCTGGTGACGGTATAGACGTATCCACTGACAACAAGACCGGAATCGCTACGGTCTCTCTGAGCAAACCGGCGAATGCGCTGGAAGGCATCTACCAGCTCGGTGGTTACGACATCCAGCTCGACCTCAAGAATCGTATTTTCAACCTGACGCAGAGCATCAACGTCCAAGCGCAGACGTATGCTTTTGGGCCTTTCAACGTGGAGCTGAACGCGCTTGGCTCTGTGGTGGCTATCGAAGATACGCAACGCCCTGATGCCATCCATACTCTGCTCCCTGCCCCTGCCGGAGACATCGTGCGGCAGGTCATCGGTTTCACCTTGCGCACTGCCGTGCCCATCGTCATCGACATCTTGACCGTCGCGACCAGAGAATGGATTTCGCAGCTCCAGGTCCGGCTCGATGGTACGCCTCAGTCCAACATCCTGCGGTGCAGCACCACGGCCACGGCTGAGACTACTGTGAGTGGGACCGATGACCCGCATACAGCCGAGACCACGCTCGACTTTTCGTCCACCGTCCTTGCGCGTGTGCAGCCCGCCGGTGTGTGGATGGCAGGGGAGCATGAGCTCATCCTGCATTCGGATTCCGGGTTCCCTTCCGGGTATCCGGTGAGTCTTCATATACGCCCTGCTGGCGGCGTAGACTCTGTCAACAAGTACAAAGCTGAAGAACTCTGGGATTGACCCATGAATATCACCCTCTCCAGTTTCGGCGGTATCATCCCGCGATTGTCTGACCATTCGCTGGCGCCGACCCAGGCGACCATGGCCCACGACGCACTGCTGCGCAATGGTCGCCTGGAAGCGTGGCGTGAAAAGCTCCCCCTGTATGATACTGTCGAGAATGCGCGGTCGTTCCATATGCACGGCTGCTGCATGGTGTCGTGGGCAGACAAAGTCATGGCTGCTGACCTCAACCCTGACCACCTGTCGTTCTATATCACAGGACGTGAAGGGTATGGGCTCGAAGTCGTGGAACTCTCCAACTACCGTTCCTGCCAGCCTGTGTACTACTATGCTGGCGTACCGGCACCGATGTATCCGCCTGTGGCCTCCGCACCTGAGCAGTGCAGTCGTGAAGCCGACGCCCGGGCCTATGTCTACACCTACGTCAATGCCCGGATGGAAGAGAGCGCTCCGTCCCCGGCCAGCAATATCGTGCGGGTCGAAGATGGTAGTGGTGTGACGGTTTCGGGGATAGTCAACCCGCCCGAAGGTTACGGCATCAAGTGGGTGTATCTCTACAGAGCCGCCACCGGTTTCAGACCGGCAGACGGTAAGGTGCAGAAGAAGCTGACCGCGTTCTTGTTCGTCGCTGCCCTGCCTGTCGGGATGTCTTCCTTCATTGATACGACTGAGACAGCCTATCTCGGCGCCGCACTGGAGACCCAGGAAGACCGTATGCCGCCTGACAGGATGCAAGGTGTGGTCTCTGTCCGAGACAGCATCCGGCTTGCCGGGTGGAGAAACAACAAGGTTTTCCTGTCGGAAGTTTTTCAGCCGCATAATTGGCCCGCGAAGTACGACCTTACTCTGGACCATAACATCATCCACATGGGGGAGCAGGATTTCAAGCTCTATGTCACCACCGATGGTTCCCCGTACATCATCGACATATCGAGCTGTGATGATACCAAATGCACCCCAGTCATCAGCATCGACACGCCGTTGCCTGACATCGGCTGTCGCTATGCCAATGCTGCTGTGATGACCCGTCACGGATTCATCTATGCCTCCACGATGGGTCTTGTCCTGCTCACCGGTACCGGCGCCTGGCATGTCATCACAAAGAAATGGTTTGGTGAACGAGACTGGCAACGCATCAAGCCCGATACCATCCGCATGGCGTACTGGGAAGGTTTCCTCTTTTTCGCTACGGATGTGGTGACGTTCATGCTGGATATTGACAGCGACCCCTTCGGCGATATGAAAGGTGCCGAGCTTGTCACATTGTCCGACAGACCGGTCGCATGTCTCACATCGAACACAGGTAAGCTCCTGCTGCTGGAAGATGACAAGGTATGGGGCTGGGACAGTGCGGCGTGGTACAGGCCGTACATGTGGCGCAGCAGACCGCTTACGTCCGGTGGCGATGCCGTGGGCCAGAACAGTCTCGATAATGCCGGACCCGCCCGTGGCGTCGCCTGGGCCCCCGTATCCTGCAAGGTGGGTGGCGGCCCTGTGGATGTGACCATCAAAAACCCCCACGACGGCGCCATGCTGGACAGGATGGTCAGGGAAGAAAAGCCTGTGCGCATCCAGCGTATGGGACGGCACCTTTGGTACACTGTGACGTTACGCGGAGTGGAGCCCGTACACTTCATCGACATCGGCACAGCACATTTCACCGTCAACGACGGGCGCTAACAGGAGAACGACACCATGGACTATCGCATCGACATTCTGGAACCCGACAAGGACATCAACATCGCCCTGGACGATTTGACGCGAGAGTTCGCCCCGCTTTACACGGCGTCCTGGGTCAACGAAAAGCAGCGCATCTACGGCAAGCCATTCGACATGAACGTGCAGACGTTCGCACAGCTCTGGTTCACCAAGGCACTGAAGATTTTCATGGCCTGGGATGAGCATGACAAGCCCGTCGGGTACCTCATCGGCATCCCGTTCCGCCCGCTGGCGTACAACTCGCAGGTGTTCCAAATCGAAGACTGGTACGCTGGCGGGGACAAGCTGTGTGAAGGGGAACTGTTCCGCTACATGGAAAATGCCGTGCGTTTCATGGGTTGCGATGAAGTCTGGATTTCTCTGGGCGAACACGAACATGCCCCCAATCTGAGCATCCGTTGGCGCGAGGCTTCGCGCACCACGCAGATTCGCTACACCAACAGCTAGAAGAAGGTTTGACTTATGGTCATGGCAAACAATACCGAGTGTAACCCCAAACGAGGCGTAAACGATTCTGAACGTAGCCTTTTTGGGGAAATCTTGTCCGCTGCCGCTCTGGCTGCCGCGACCATAAGTGCCTACAAGGCTTATGACATCGCCATCCAAGAATGGGAAATGGCAAAGAAATACTGGCGGATAGCCCAGAACTGGATGGACTACTACCAGAATGCCTACGCTCCCGTCGAAGACCAGGAGATAGATGAAGCTCTGAACCTGGAAGTGGCGGAACCCTTGTATGATATAGCGCGGGGGCGGGCCAGAACGAGCGCATGGATAGAGTTCCAGGGCAAGCTGCGTAAACCCATGCGTTGCCTGAGCCGGTACTGCACCGGTCTGCGTGGAGACATACTCACACAGGTGATGATGGCCCAGGCCGATGCCGTGGCTATGGCGGATGGTCTGGGGTATCGTAACGAGCGCGCCTATGTCGAGACGCGCAACGACGTACGGTTCGAGAAGATGCTGAATACGGCGAAACGTGGGCGTGACATCATCACAGATGTGGTGTCTCTCGGTGCCGCATCAGCGGGTATCTATGGAGACCTCCTTGACCAGACATGGCAGGGCCTTGTAGGCGCTGGCAAGTATCTTGGTTATGAACTGAACCGCAACCCGACGCATTATCCTACGACGTATCTCGCTGGTAATGTCGTTACGCAACAGCCTGCTCGCGAAGCGCCCAAAGGAGGGTAGTAACCTATGGCTGAATGCACTTGTGCCAACCCCCAAGCCGTAGCCAATGCCATCAATCAGGCGTCGAGCAAGGTCTCCAAAAGCATCGACGGCGCAGGCGACAAGATAGACAAGACATTACATGGGGCAGGCCATGGTGGTTCTTCTGGTGTTCTCGACACACTCAGGTTTTGCCACTGGGCCGCACCCGAATATGGTCCGGTGGGTGAGAATGCCTGGTCGAACTTCTTCAAGGCAGCGCAGATAGCCATTGCCACCCTGAACGCCACCATCCAGGGGCAGATAGCAGACAAGCAGCAGGACCTCGCTGAAGGCTACTATCAGCAGGCAAAATACAAGTGGGACAGGTTCGATAAAAGGTATCGTCCGCTTGAAGAGAAACTGCTGCAAGAAGTCTCCACCGCGCCCGTAGCGGAGATGGATTGTCTCGATGACCGGGCCCGGGCGGAAGATGCCGTCAACAGTGCCTACGACACTGTCGGGGCATTTCTCTCCCGCAGGGCCAAGGCCGAACGGTTATGTATCGACCCGTCCATGATGGCGCGGATGTCTTTTGGTCGCAGTCTGATGCTGGTGGATACCGAAAACTACAACCTGCGCGACGACACCTGGTTCATGGACTTCAAGAACGACCAGCGCTGGAACCGGCGCGGGAACGTCCTCAACCTCGGACGCAACCTTGGGTCGATGGCCATGAAATACGGGGATGTGGCACGTTCCCTGATGAACGACGTATCAGGTATCGCCAACAAGGCATTCGGCAGTATCGGCATGGCGTTGGGGTATTACGGTGCCAGATTCGATACCGTATATCCTACGACCTATCTGGGCACTAACGGTCAAAGTGGCGGCATCGTCTCGCTCGCCGCCGGTGCTACAAATCCTGCCGCCCCGGGTGGTGGTCTCGCTATATAGGAGCATGACATATGGACTTTGGTAATCTTTTCGCCGCCATCGGACGGGCCCTTCCCGGTTTCGTCGAAGGGGAACGGATGGCTGTGCAAGACAACTGGAACGACCTGAACCAGTACAACAAGGTACAGGCAGGGCAACTCGAGAATGCCTTCACCGAACAGACGTTCAATCCCCGGATGCAAATTGTTTATGACGCCGCCCGCAATTCGGGGCTTGGTGTACTGAACAACCGCATGACCACAGCACAGAATATGACGATTCACCCTGCCATCATGGCCCGCAACTACTACGCCAGTCTGTACGCGCCGCAAAATGCGCAGCTCGAACAGCAGTTGCTCGCCAACATGTACCGGCAGATGCCGGGTATGCTGGCCAGTGCCGGGGCTGCTGGCGGCGGGTTGAATCCCATGGACATCGCACTGTACCGTGCCCTGCTCGGTAGCGGTCTCGGCGGCGCGGTTCCTTCGCAGACTAACCCCTCTTCCATGTAAGGAGTTCTACCATGCCTACTGTTGACCCTGCGATTGCCCGCGCTCTGGCGGAAGCCCGTGCACAGGCCATCTCCGAAGAACATCTCAACAACGTCATGGGGTCGCAGGAATGGTATCTTCCTGTCGACCATCCTGCTATGCAGCTCGCCAACAGCGTCGCACAAGCTGCGGCTGCGCCCCCTGCTGGTGGTTATGTTGCCGCCCCTGTCCCCGGCATGGTCGCCACTCAGGCATCCGGGGCGCACTACTCTGCCCCCGGCGCGCGTGCCGGATACGAGGCCGCCGGGATGCCCCCGGTGATGCATCAGAGTAACCCGTATGCCACGGCAGCTTTTCGCACCACCATGGACCCCTACGGCAATGTCGGTGTCCAACCGTTGGTCGGATTCCCGTCGCAGTATCCGCATGTGGTGAACGGTGCTGTCATCGACCCCATGGTGCGAGAGATGCCCGGCATCATGCCGTTCATGCAGGTGCCTGCCGGTCCCGCTCTCCAGCAGGCTACCACTCCGGTACGGCGTGCCGCGCCTGCTGCCCCTGCGCAGCGTTCTACTGCGACCACTGCCGCTGCGCCCGCAGCACGCCGGGGTCTCAAACTCTCCGGGGAAGGTCCCTTCCCGCTCAAGGAAGAAGTGCGCACCACGGCTCCGGCACCTGCCCAGCCTGCGCCTGTCGAGACGGTGGTGTATCCTGACCGTCCTATCGACATGTCCTATGATGAAGGTGAAATCATGTCGCAGGCTATGGCCCTTGCCAGAGACCCGCGCACGGCGCAGGTTCTTGGCGGCTTACCTTCGGCCCGGGAGCTTGGTCAGCGGCTTGGGCCCACCTACGACCCCAATTCCACTGCTGCCACCTGGGGCCGTGTAGCGGCTGACATCGACCAGCTCCCGCCCTACATGCAATTGCCTGCCCTGCTCGCCGCTCTCCTGTCCGGTAAGGACTACATCCGGCAGCCGCAGCAGGCTGCGCCCACGGTGGCACAGTAAGGACTAGACCATGAGTATGCTTTTGGATACCATCAAAGGTGCTGAATCCGGTGCGTCTATTGTCGATAAGACGCAGTTCATGGACGACGAACAGTACCACCAGAATATGTATATGCTCGAATCGGCTTTGCGTGAGCTTGGTCAAGACAGCACATCCAAAAGTGTCGTCTCTGGTGATGTCTCTCCTTATGATGCTGATTTGCGTCGCATCATCGAAGCCGTTACCCTGGAGTAAACATCATGCCGCAGTTTTCCCTCCCCACTGTCAACATACGTCCTTTCGAAACCCCCGACTACACGAAGGACTTGAGGTCCTTGTCTATGCTGTATGCCGCAATGGCTCGCGGACAGCGTGGTGGCGGTGCGGGAGGGGGACGCGGCGGCAGCGGCAAGGTGTATCATATTTACCGTGGTCTCGATGAACAGGGGAACCCCATCTATGAACCTGTCTATGGTGGCACAGAAAAACTGGCTACCCGAAACTTCGAGGCCATGACTAATGACAGGGCGAAGTTTGCTTTGTCGAACGACCCTGTCGTATCCAAGAAACTTGCCAATCTTCCTGAGCTGTCTACTGAAGGACAGGCAGAAGTCCTCGAATCCATCCGCAAAGAGGACATCCCTCGCCTCGAGAAGACGCTAAAAATCCCTGCTGCTGCACTCATACGCGAAGGTCTGGCCGAACATGAAGCGGCCCGTCGGCAGCAGTTGCGCTCTATCGAGGACAACGATTGGAGTTCGCTTTTCTCCCGCGTCAAGGAAGGTATCGCTACTTTCAGCGACAACCTGGACATGCTCGGCGCTTCTGCTGAGGAAAAGAAACTCATCGCCCAGAGAGGTGAAGAGCGCAGACAGCAGGCTATCGCGGCCAATCCGTACTGGCAGGAACAGGAACGGCTGCGAGCCGAAGGGCGCCTCGGTACGCTTGAGCATGTCGTGACCAATCCTCTCGACACCATGGCCGATACCATCGGCGACCTCGGCGCCGGTCTTGCCGGTGCTGTCGTCGGTGCCAAGACCGGCAGTGCCCTGGGCGCGACCCTTGGTCTCCCCGGCGCTGTGGGTGGCGCTGTGGGTGGCGCCTTGCTTGGTGGTCTCGCTGGTGTCCCAACGGGTGTCGGGAGCTATACGCGACGCGTGGTGAATGACCCCAACCTCAGTGACCAGCAGCAGATGCAGGCCATCGAGGCGGGCTCTGCCGGTGCCGGTCTGACTGGGTTTGCCGCGAATGCTCTGCCCGGTGGTGTCTTCGCCCGCAGCGCCTTGGCGCCTATCTCTCGTGGTGCGGCTGCTCTGGCCCAGCGAGGTATCGGCGGTGGCGCCATGCAACGGCTGGCTAACGCAGGTACGGATGTCGCATCGCAGGGGCTTTTGGCCCGTTCGGTGCGTGCCCTTCCTGCTTCCATGCTTGAAGGCGCCATGATGAATGCCGGGCAGCAGTTCGGTGAGAACGTGGTCTTCAACCAGAATACCGGTCTGGCTGCACCTTTGTCCGAGAACGTCCTGGATGCGGCTCTCGCCGGTGCTGTGACCGGCGTGCCGTTCGCCCCGTTCAATGCTGCTCCGGCTACATCGCGGCGTCCCGTCGAACGGACGACAGACACAACGCAGCCTCCTGCCGATGCTGCGGATTCTACCGCATCTCCTGTCGAACCCATCGGTCCGTCGGGTTCTAATGGTGCCGTTGTCTCCAATGCCGCCGAAGCGACAGACGTAACCGCAGTGAAGACGGCGGGTTCGTCCGGGTTCAAACCTTACACGGGGCGCAACAAACGGTATACCGGTATCAGTGACGATGTTGCCAGTATGCTGCGAGCGATGTTCACCGACACGCGTGCGGCTGCGGACAATTTCGCCACGGTACATCCCAATGACAAGGCTGACGCAAAGGCCAGTGCAAAATTCCGCAACGACCTCTACATCGGGGACTACATCAACGGTCTGCTGAAATCCACCGGTATGTCCGTCGAACAGCTCAGGGCCGAAGTCAACAGCCGTGTCTCGATGCCGGGCTTCAACAATGTTTTCAAGTCGCGGCGCGAACGTCAAATCGTCCAGGAAGTGGCGAGGCGCCTCAATGATGAGACGTACCTCAGCGACCTTTTCAACGACCGTCTCATCACGCCCGAACATGTCGCTGCTGAACCCCCCAATGCAACGGGGCAACCCGCACCTGCGAAGGTACGTCAGACCGAAGCCGAACCTGTAGCCGAGCCGGTGGCAGAGACTGTGCAGCAGCCCGTGGCCGAGCCTGTGCAGCAGCCCGTGGGGGATTTCCTCCCCACTGCCGACATCAGAGCTATCCAGGATTACATCGGACGGTTCGGAAACGACTTGACGGAAGCTGAACGTGCGCAAGTCTGGGCCCGTATAGACGAATTGAACCCCGCCGACTATGCGGAACTTTCTCCCTGGTTCGAGCAACAGCTCGGACCGAACAAGTTGCGGGACAGTGCGGCCAGTCTGGCCGCAGAACTTTCCCAGGAGGACACCACCAATGGCGCAAACCCGACACGACCCGGTAAAAGAGGCAGCCGAAGCGAACAAGCTGCCGTCGTGGGAAATGATGGACCAGACGCAACGAACCGACCTGTTGCAGAAAGTATTGCTCCTGTTGTTGCAGGGGAACCCGGTACCGCGCCCGATGCTGGAACCGCTACCGCTGCCGCTCTTGCACAAGCTGTTGATGGCGGTTCGACGGTTGCAAAACGAGGGGATGCTGGGGCCCCGGCACAGACTGCCGGAACGACTGCGCCGGATGCGGGAGTTATTGTCCGCAAGAGGGCTCGAAAAGCCACGCCAGCCGACGGAGAACGAAGTGTTGGCGATGCAACCGCGCAGCCTGCAACAACAGGTGAGAGCACAGGAAGCCCTCGGACTGCGCGAAGCGCAGGGAAGAGCGATGGTGGGGATGCAGCAAACGCTGGCCGCAACAAACGCACCGGGGCTGAGACTCCCGCACGGGACCGAGTAAATCCTTACGGAAAGCTGGATTTCTCCCGGGTAGATTTGAACGCGACCTCCAGTGCTGCGCTCTTCGACGACTTGATGTTGGGTAGAGCCTTGCAGGATTCCCTCGATGATGCGGAGAAAATCTTCGCCATCTCTACGGCGTCTGCTGCGCTGCATCCTCACGGTAACAGACACTCCACAGGTTTGTCCGCTCTCGGATGGTACGCGAGACAGAGAGGCGGGGAATTTCCTGTCATCAACGCTGACCTGGATGCTGTGTTGGGGACCATCGAGACACCTCCGGTGCCCGACTATTTCACGCAGGCATCGAAGGCTCTGAATGCTTCGACGACGAAGGAAGCCCGCAATGCTCTCCAGCCGCTTATAGAGCAGCACCCGAAGGAAGCCGCACAGGCGGGTATCCTGGACGCCTTGCAGCGGGCCGAGAAAGCTCAGGCCGTGGCCGCCAAGGAAGCGGCCAATCTGGAAGCCCTGGAGTCTGAGCCGGTATCCCTGGGGGACATCACGGACTTCATCCGCGACATCCCCGAGCAGGTCATGCGGGACGCCTTCAACTCTCCCAAGCTCGACATCAACATGGGGTACGGCAAAGTCCTGCGCCTGTTGACCAAGGAAGCGAATCCCAGGCTCAAGCTGACAGACAAAGAAGTCCAGGCCCTCAACTATCTGCGTAAAAATACAGACCTGCCGTCCATCGACACGCGGGACTTTGCCGACATCCAGTCCAACTGGAAGTCCATGGCACATGACCTGGGCTTCAATGTCAACAAGACAGACAGTTCCCTGACCACTGCCGAGGCTGTCAAGAAAGTCACCAAACGCGCACGGAAGTGCTGAGGATAACAGACATGGCTGAATGTCCCAACGATACCGAGTTCCTGCGGGCCGGACTTGATAACCCCACGGGTTTCGGCCCGCAGCAGGCTTCCCGTATGGATAGTGCAGGGAACCCTGCTGGCGATGAAGCACTCCATGCGGCACGAGAGCAGCGTGAGCGTGAAGACATCTATGCGTCTTTCGATGAGCTTTCTCGTAGTACCCAATACACGGCGGAAGAACCCAGCGCTTCCGACCAGGCGGCTGCCCGCAAAGCAGCCGCCCGCATGGCGCGCATGAAAGAGCTGGCTGATGAAGCCGTGTCCAGGCGTAACGAAGAATTTGATGAAGCCGTTCGCATGGCGACGAACACCAGTCTTGGTGCTGCCTCGTGGTGGTTGAACTTCCAGAATGGTATCTACACGAAGTTCGTGAACATTCGCGGCGGCTTCGCCAAGTGGGCCAGACTCTTTGCTGACCAGGCCAACCGCCCGACGAACGAGAACACTCTCTGGCGCATCTTTGACCAGACGCCTCAGAAAGTACGCGCACTGAATCTGCTCATGCGCGACCGTGTCGCGAGCTTCACACAATCGCTCGAACCTGTTGCCCGTCGTATAGGTTGGACGGGCAGCCTGGAAGACCTTGCGCGTGTTATGGGCCACTACGCTGTGTGCAGGCACATCCCGGAGACCAACGATTTGCTGCTCGGGCGCTGGATGGATGAAGCTGAAGACATCGTGAGCAAGGGCCCTGACATGAACGGCAGGGACAAGAAGCGTCTGATGGAGCTGGAGCGCAACATCGAACAGCTCGAAGACTTCATCGACGAAACTACCGACCTCCCCGAAGACCTCGTGTCCGCAGGTTACACCAACGGAGAGGCGCAGTTCGAGATGGACCGCATCCTGCGAGAGACCGGTCTTTCCAAAGAAGAAGCCGACACCATCGCTGATGGTATCTCCGGTCTTTTCGATATGGTGCTGGAAGAGCGCGTCAAGGCTGGTGTCGTCTCGCGAGAAGTGTTGGACAGCTTCCCCGGGTTCGAGCATTACGTCGCTATCAGAACCCGTGAAAGCAACCTGCTCGGTGTATCGAACGACAGCACGGCATACAACCCCGGGTCGTACTACGCCATCCAGGGTCGGTCGTCCCGTCCTGACAGCGCGTATGACACGCTGTTCTTCTACATCAACCGGGCGGCGACCGAAGTCGGTTCCCGTGAGTTTGCTGTGAACATGTTCGCCGTTGCTGACCATCTGCTGGAGACCGGCGCTATCGACGCTTCTGGTATCAAGACCTACGATTACGCCTCCCTCATGCGGATGGCTCACAGCACGAACCCCAAGCAGCGCGCCATCGCTGACCAGCTCCTTACCGGGGGTGGTATCGTGGCAGATGTACCTACGCCTACTGCTGACGGTGAGACTGTCATCAAAAGGCGTTACCTTCGCTTCGACCCCAAGTGGTCCCATGTGGAATCCGGTCTCACCGGTGAAATGCTCAACAATGCCATGTCCAGTGATTACAAGCTGGGCAGCGCCGGGTTGCCGGTCGAAGCTGCCGGGCGTTTCACCAGTCTTGTCAGCCAGCTCAATACGCGGTTCTCGCCTCTGTTCGCTCCGTTGTCCGGTTCTCGTGATGTGATGGAACGCGCATCCAACATGGTGAATCGTGACTATTATGCTGAAGACGGCACTCGCATTAAAGGCAGCTCTCTGGCAGCTAAAGTGCTGGCGAACACGCCGAGGACATCCAAAGCCTTGCTGGACATCATGCAGGGCAGGCTCGACGAATCGAATCCCATGTACCAATATCTGGATGAATACCGTCGCGGCGGTCTGTTCCAGAAATACATCCAGGGACAGCGGTCTCCGGTCGAAGAATCCGGGACCATCTCTGGACTGCCGGATGCTTCTTCCCGACTGGAGAAGACCATCGTCGGTTATGGGGGCCCCAGCGTAGCACGCTGGCTGAGAAGTCTCGGCACGTCGAAGAACCAAGTCATGCGTGTACTGGATGGCTGGAACGACTTCTTCCAGAATGCGGGTGCTTTTGCCCAGTTCGTCACCCTGCGCGAAGCCGGAGTACCGGCAAGCCGTGCGGCCCGTGGCGTGCTGGAGATGATGAACCTGAGCCATCGTGGTGAACTGACGCCGTACCTTCGCGTCCTGTTTCCCTATGTCGTACCCACTGTGGAATCTGGTGTGGCCCTGGCCCGCACCTTGGGTCTCGGTGCGCGTACCCCAGGTGACATCATCAAACAGGGGATGCGTGGATACATGGGCCTGCTGGCTGCCTACGGGGCGTATTCCATGTTGTACCCGCTGGCCCGGGAATCCCTTGGCCGGGATGAGAATGGCAAGTATCGTATGGATGCCATGTCGCTGTCCGAGCTGGTGCGCGGCATACCCATCGGCATGGGGTCTGAGGGAGACTTCGTCCGCTTCCCTGTCGGTTTTGGTCTGCCGCAGATAGCGGCCATGCTGTCCGTTGGTCAGGAACGTGTGGCGAGCGGTCTCATGTCTCCGCAAGACCTGGCCTTCGATACGCTGTTCCTCACGGTCAAGAACACTATGCCGGGCAACTGGCCCGACTATCGCTTCACGGAACATCCTGCTGATTATCTGGCAGCGTTTCTCTGCCCGCCGCCCCTGCGCCCCTTTGTCGATGTTGCCATCAACCGGTCGTATTTCGGGCAAGAGATAACCCGCGAGTCTTCCCAGGGTACGACGGCGCTGTCATCTACGGGCCGAACGAATACCCCGGTCATCTGGCACAACATGGCGAAACGCCTCAACAGCGAGACCGGCATCGACTTCGCTCCTGAACAACTGCGCTACATGGCGAAGAGCATCCTCACCGGTCCCCTGCGCATGGTCATGGGTGCCGTGGAAGACGAAGCCCTTTACAAAGGGTCGCAGAGCATGTCCGAATTTCGTGATATGCACCCGCTGCTGCGTGGACTTGGTACGTCCACATGGTTCGGGAATGCCGGGAAGTCGAGCCAGCTTTTGTACTACAACGCCAAGGATGAATACGAATCCCGCATCCGGCGTTCCGGTGTGAAGATAACGTCACCTGACCGCAGCGTCGACGCCGGAGCCTATCGTCAGGCCCAGCTCGAAAAAATCGGTTTCACCCCGGAAGAGATTTCCGACTACATGCTCATCTGGGAAACCGACAAAGCGCTTCGGAAAAACGGCACGGACTTCAACAAGGAATACAAGGACAGGTGGCTCGCGATGGAAGACTCGGAAGAACTGCGTACCGCATTCGCCAACCTTGAGCTTTCGTCCGGGAACCTATACGATGCAGCCGTAAGCGCGTTGAATTATTACCAGACGAGGGGTTAGGATGATTCTGTCGCTCACCGAAGATGTCACCCGCATCGGTATCCGTATCAAAGACTGGCGTAACAATCGCATCTTGCAGGACTGGCGCAACGTCATACTGACCATCATGCCCGGGCAAGTCGACAATGATTGCGCCTGCGGGTGTCACGTCGGCGGAAGTCCGTGGTATCTGCACGGCTGCTGGCCCGGGCATCGCGTCGATGTCGATGTGGCGAATCCTGCACCGCCTGACTTCGCCCCTATCGTATGCAGAGCATTCTCCTGGGGAGAAGATGGCACTGTGGAGTTCCGTATCCCCGACGTGTTCCATACACTGCCTTGGGGACGCTACACCGGTGTGTTGCAGTATCACCCGGCACTCAACAAGCCACTCGATTTCCGAATGCTCCGCACCCTCCGTGATACACCGCATCCTGTTGATTCTCCGTGTGTTCCTGACCTGAGTATCCATCCTCCGGTGCACCTGCCCCCCAAGCCGCTGTTTTGCGTTTTGGCGAGGTTCGATATAGACTACGGTCCTCGATGCAGTGAACACATTATCGACATGGCCCAGGTACAATTCATGCTTGGGACGTGTGACGAAGAGGTATAAATGGCACGGCACGACATCCCTTACGGTTGCGATGAAGGCTACCCTGTCAATCCCGTCATCGGTATCCCGCCCGGTGGCAAGGATGGACAAGCTCTCATCTTTGACAGTTCTTCGCCTTGCCTCCTGCGGTGGGGCGAACCGCTGAAGGGCGACAAGGGTAACACCGGCAACACCGGTAAGACTGGTCCCAAAGGGGAACCGGGTTCCCCCGGCAAGCAGGGTCTCACCGGTCCTCCCGGCAAGCAGGGCCCTCCCGGCCCTCCCGGCCCTCCTGGTGAAACCGGCAGACAAGGTATCCCTGGGAAGCGCGGTCTGCGCGGGGTACCTGGCCCGAAGGGCATCCCCGGCCCGAAGGGCGACCCTGGCCCGCCCGGAAAGCAGGGCCCGGAAGGACGCCCGGGAGCTACCGGGAGAACCGGCTCCCCGGGCAAGCAAGGTCCTCCCGGCCCTCCCGGAACGAGTGACCATCGCGCACTGTCCAATCTCGACTACGCCAACAGCGGGCATATCGGATTCGCTTCTGAAGAAGCCCTTGCCAAACTCGAAAGGCGTGTAGTAGAACTTGAACACAGGCTTGCTGCAAGCAAGTAGACAGGAGACACAGTCGTGTTCAAAAACAAGTATTTCGCCACATTCCTGATACGCAAGCTCGAAGCCAGCGACCTCGACCTGCCTATCGTCGGGAAGGCCAAGGCTGACCTTCTCGACCTGCTCAGTGGTGAAGACGACTACACCTACCTGTCCATCGTCGGCGACACCGACATGGAGACCGTGAAGGTGCGGAATGACCACGGCACCCTGTTGCTGGAACGCGGTATCGGAGGCACCAAGCCCCAGACGTTCACATACGGCGCCTGTATCCGCACGGTTTCTCCCACTATCATCGCCGCCATCAAAGACCTTGTGTGCAATTACACCTGCTGCGAAGGTCCGTGTGAATGTGAACCGGTGGAAGTCGGTGGTTATGCGCTCCCGGATTGTACGAAGGGCCAGCCGTGGATGGGGCATGTGGCGTTCCAGGGTTCGATGCCTATGACCCTGGGGGCAAACGGCGCTCCTGACTGGATGCAGGTCGAGACCAAGGCCAACACGGTCAAACTGTACGGCACACCGAACGTATCGGGACAGTTCTCCATGAGCGTGTGCGCCACGAACTGCAATGGTACGGCTGTGAGCAGTATCCCCATCACCATCGACATCGCCGAATAAACATTTCCGTCGTCCTGGTTTTACCTCCCGTTCCCCCAGGATGCCGGATACAAAAAAAGCCCCCTCATGTCGACACTCCGCCCGCATTGGTCGACATGAGGGGGCTTTCTTGTTTCTATCTATGCCTGCTGTTCTTCTCGGCGATATGGATGCACTGCCACACGAATTCCGAATGGTTCAGTTCACCTTGCGATACTTCCCCAGCAGGTTGTGGTCCTGCTTGAGTGCCAGCCGGAGCGCCTCAATGACTTCCACATGGTGGATCTTGATGGTGCCGTATTGGCTGTCTTCCTTGATGCGCGGGGAGAGGCCCATCCTTTCCCCAAGCTGCGAGAGCTTGCGGCCCACCTGCGAGTACATGCCCGCGGACTCGTGGAACACCTCCAGCAGCCACGGGATGGCCTTCACCTGCTTGTAGTGCTTCCCCTCACCCAGCTTGTCGGCCAGAGCGTCGCGCTGGCGAATGGCTGCGGACGCCGTGGCCATGCTGGTAGCTTCGCGTCGGCTGCCTATCTCGGCCTTGGTTCGCTTGTAGTAGTCCCGCTGCTCAAGGGCGAGCTGCTTTTCCTCTTCGATGTCGGCAATCATACGCAGGGCGTCGGGGAAGGATTTCGGGACGCGGGGGAGATTCCACTGTCCATAGCCGCCGGTCTTGCGGATGCTGGGCAGGACCTCGTCGCAGAGCCAGCGACGAAACTGTTTTGCAGATTCCAGATGAGAACCGAAAATCAAGGCATACACGTCTTCTTCCGGGATGATTTTCATGGGCGTAGCGGTGGCCGTCATTTCAACGCCCCTGAAATCCTTGGCTTTTTCGCAATGCATGCGAATAGCTTGAGTCGTATCCACATACCCAAGCGCGTTGGCCACGTCCCGGGCCACGAACCACGGTTCACCGTTCACATCCACGACGCGCACGGCGCCGAACTCGGAATTCTCGAAAATCTTCATGTCGTTCATAGATTGCCCTCCTTGGGAGCCCAACTGCATCCAATTTTGGATTGAGTAAATACACCGATTCAGTTGATAAGGACATCTTCCATGTGTTACAGGACTTTCACGTTTGCCGTAGCCTCAAGGGCTGGGGCATCCGTGATGTTGAAGCCCAACCGCTTCACGCTCGTGGCGTCCAGCCTGTAGCAGCGTGTATTGGGGAGCTGCATCCAGCCGATATTCTCACCAAAATTCTTGGTCGTATCTTTGGCTGTGATGCCTCTGTCTTCGAGACGCTTCCAGAGATTGGAAGGCGAATGCTTCTGGGCCTTGAGCCATTTGTGCAGGTCGGAACGCGAGATGTACAATTCCTGCGTCGCCAGCACGGCCCGCATGGTGATGTCCCTATTGTTGGGCAGACTCACGATGTACTTGTCCGGTACCCCATGCGGCTGCTCGGGCATGGTCTTATCGCGATGATTGGCCCTGACCACCAGCATATTGAGCTGGCGCTCCATGAGGTACGTCGTCAGCATATGCACGGGGTCAGACGTATTCGCTTCGGTGCTGCGACGGTTATGCGGAACGAAGACATTGATGACCCAGTTCTCCAGCGCATCCATGTCATAGTCCAACAGACCATACTCCACAGCCCAGCGCCCGGCCTTCATCGCCATCGCCAAGGGGTAGCTCAGGAAGCGTTCCGAGTTGTCGAAGCCGTATTTACGACACCACGTCTCTACCTGCTGCGTGAGCGTCGCCAGCCGGTCTCTGTGTTTCAAGACCTGATAGATGAACTCGGGCCCGGCGAGGCCGTAGTTCGTCTTGCAAGCATCCATGCACGCATGGATGTATTCCTGCACTTCCGGCTTGTCGGCATACGAGGGGAAGTCGCACTCGTACTCCATCACGCGAACGATACTGGCCTCCGAATCCCCGGCATGACGGGCAACGGCTTCCTTGATGCACTTGTTCGACGTGATGAACGTGACCGTAGACCACGAACCGGTGTCGACCATCTCAGCGCCATTGCTCTTGAGCTTCTGCTTCTCCTGATTGCCCATGAGGCTGTAGGCGAGGGCATAGAGGTCTTCGTCTTTCATGTCCGAAAGTTCGTCCATGTAGACGGGCAGATTGTTCAGCACGGCCATTTTCCGCATCCGCATGACGGCAGAAGAATTGCGCTGCACGAACTGCTCTTCAGGATGTCCCCAGATGGATGCAGCAGCGCACAACACCTGCGACTTGCCTTTGCCGGATGTGGTGCTCCACAAAGAGTAGGCAGCGGAACGCACGACGCCTGGGCCATAATGCATGAGCGGAGCCGCGAAGGACAGACACATGGCGAGCTGGGCAGCAGGCTGGTTGAGGATACGGTACATCTGCGGGACGTACTTCCATTTGTCGAGGTCGCCCTTGATGGACAGTTCCTTCTTCGCCAGCTTTTCAGCCGAGCCTTTGTATACCATGTCGTGGATGCCGGTATCTGTGATGACACCATGGCCCACGCCAAAACCCAACGTGGGCTGGTTCGTCACGGGGTCGGTAATGTCCGTCCACCCGAACACATCCCGCGTCTGAATCTCTGTACTGTACCCGTTTTCCAAAACACTGCGAAGGTAGCTGTTCATAAAACTTGCAAATATTTTAGGGGTGTACATGTCAAGGTTACACGAGAGGATGTTGGAAGAATTGAGCGCGGCCATAAGGCTCTGATTGCTTGCCAGCGTGGAAGCAGGCAGGCGCATCAGTTCGACAGCCCCATGCTTGTGACGTACTTCGAACCAATGCGAACGTTCGGAAACACCATTCGTGTATGTCCATTCCGACTTGATGTAATAGACTTGGGATGTGGTGAGGATATGGTCTGTCGTCACCCACGAACCGTCGTCCTGTTTCTCTGACTTGTGCCAGATGCATCCTCTGTCATCCACGCTGTAGCGCTTGCTGCGGAACCCGACACGCGGGTGGTCGAAGACTTCCGGGATGACAAGACGCTGTTGCACGGGCTGCTGCACCGGCTGGGCCATGGGCTGCTGCACAGGCTGAGGCGCAGGCTGGGCCATGGGCTGCTGCACAGGCTGAGGCGCAGGCTGGGCCATGTGCTGCTGCACAGGCTGGGCCACAGGCTGCTGCACGAACGTTTCACCGGCATTCTGCGACTTCCGCCACAACTGCACAGGGGATGTGATTTTGCCCCAGTGCGGACATGTAGGACATACCCCGGGATTCAAGCTGTTGAAACGGTCGCACCGGGCAGGAGCGTCATCAGGGGCATGGTCGAACTTCGCGTCACAGTCGGCAGGGTTGTAGCGTTCCTTATCCAAAGCCGACACAGCATGGGCCCACTCCCTGCCGTCCACACAGCGCTTGAACACGGACATGGCGGCATACCAGTGCGGCTCTTGCCCCTTACCGGAGAAGAGCATCTGACGGCAGCCACGCACTATGGGTTCGGACTTCGCCACCGGTGCGGAAGATGTGAACCCCATGCCATCGGAGAACAGAGCATTGCCGGTCAATGCCACAGGCTGCGGCGTCTGCGCGATGTTCTGAGGAACCGTAGGCTTGAGCTCCGCCTTGAGCTTGATGATGGCATCGGGATGTTTCTCCGCCATCGAAGTCAGCATGACTTCTACGAACTTGTGCGGCTCCCATACCCAGCCGGTCTCCCGCACCACGGACACAGTGTTGCCGGTACCTTGATGGATGGTGCCCGGAAGACGCAACACACGAGCCGGGTCTTTGGTGCAAGCGGGGTCGGCCCACAGGTCGAAAGCGGCGCATTCCTTTTCCAGCATGAAAGCGACGCGGCGCCACCAGGAGACCGGCACAGGTTCAGACAGGGCCCAATATACATGCAGGCCCTTACCGGAATGGATAATCCACGACGGATTGAGACCCGTCTCGCGCACGAAACGGTTCAGGCAAAAGGCTGCGAACTGGATGGTAGGGTAGGAGATGCCTTGCTTGCCGACATCGAGGTCTACCCAGAAGGCTTTGAGGGTACGCGCATTCACCTGCTTGCGACCTGCCGCACCATCAGCGAAAGAAGCGAGGGCGAAGTAGGCGTTGTAGCCCTGTGACGACAGGGAAAATCCTTCGGAGATTATGTCGTCGATACTGGGGCAAGGGCTCTGCCGACGGGAACCGTCTTTGATACCCAGAGAAAAATATGTGGGGAAGCTGAAAGAGTCTTCACGGGGAGGGAGCGGGGGGAGCAGACTCGAAAGGAAACGTCTTGTTTGCTGAAGCATACGCTGTGTCCTATGAAAAGAAGGTTTTCAGGGAGGAGGGAATCTCAGTAGAACCACCATTCAGTCTGGGCGGACACGAGGGTGCTTCAAGCCCTCATAAATCCAGACTTCCCTCGATTCCCGCCTCCGTGAAAACCTTCTTGTTCAGGTTGAGGCTCCATGAAGTGGTTGGTCGACCACCTCATGGAGCCTATATAGCCGTCTACAAGTTGTCTGTCAACTAGTAACCGGCAACATCAGCCAGAATGCCCGTGAGGGCATCAGAGGCTTCCTTGCTCACATTGGCCTGAATCGGAGCAGGCTGGGCAGCGGGAGCCGGGGCCGGAGCAGGCTGGGCAGCGGGAGCCGGGGCCGGAGCAGGCTGGGCAGCGGGAGCCGGGGCCGGAGCAGGCTGGGCAGCGGGAGCCGGGGCCGGAGCAGGCTGGGTAGCGGGAGCCGGAGCACCATCCAGCACAGCCGCAGCTCGGGACAGCATGTCATTCATACCAGAAGGCGCGGGCTGGGCCATGGGCTGCTGCACAGGCTGGGCCATGGGCTGCTGCACAGGCTGAGGCGCGGGCTGGGCCATGGGCTGCTGCACAGGCTGAGGCGCGGGCTGGGCCATGGGCTGCTGCACAGGCTGGGCCACGGGCTGCTGCACCGGCTGAGGCGCAGGCTGCTGCACCGGCTGGGACATGGGCTGCATAACCTGCGCACTGTTGCCGATATTGACCGCCGCAGGGACGGGCTGGATAGCACCGACACCATTGGGGGTATAGGTCAGGATTTCGTTGACGCGCAGCATTTCAGTGATGCGCTCAGTGCTGGCCGTCTGGATTACAGACGTGTAAGTCTGGCTGTCAAGGTAGGACGGATTACCGTTCTGGTCAAGGTTGGGACGGAACAGCATGACGCCGGAGACAGGGCTCTGCGGGTCAAGGATAATCTGGGTCACGAACATGGCCGGGTTGCAGCGGAAAACCCCAGGCTGGCTGTGACGGTCACAGAAGCCCTTGATGCCGCCCCAGCGATAGCTGTTGCTGCGCGGGTCAGAGTTGCCGTAGAGGCTGGTGCTGGTGATGTCCAGGACGACGGGACGTTCAAGGTCGAGGTAGAACTGCCCGTTCTGGTTGGTCATCAGGGCCCACACGGTACGTCTGGCGATACGGAAACCCCAGCGCTCCTGACCGTTGACGCTCACCTTCTGGTGATATTCAGGAGGAAGCGCGTCGGGGAACGTGTCAGCCGTAGGCATCATCCACACGAGGTCAGGGCGAGACGGTTCCTGCCCGGGAGCATACTGTCTGGCATACCACGAAGCGTAGTTGCAAGGCGCCACACCCAGAAGGACGCCAAAGACCTGACCGTTGGGGATGTCGACTTCCTGACGGTTCTCGATGAGCTTGAAGCTCATCTTCCCCGGCTTGAGGATACGCAGCCCGGCGCCGAAGCCAGAGAAAGCGTTGTCCATCAGGGTGTCGACGACACCAGAGAACTGCCCGTCGGCGAGCACAGGGGGCTGGTTATTGACGACGACAGGAACAAGATTGGTCTCACTCATGGTTCTTCTCCTTGGTGAAATTGAGGGAGGGTTCTGCCACACGGCGAAGGCCGCATGACACGATGTAGTTATCAAAGGCTTCGCCTTCGAGACCGGCACGCTCGGCACGTTCTTCAAAGTTGCGGGCAGCGACACGCTGCTGCAACAGCAAACCGTCACTCAAAGCAAAGCCCTGTTCAGCATTCTCAACCATGCCGCGCAGCACGGCATAGGCCAGCGCTTCCTTGTCCGCTATTTCGTAACGGACCTTTTCCTTGACCACAAGACGGCCCACGCCATCTATCTTCATGGACGACGACCCGGCAGCAGCGAGTTCCAGCAGGATGCTGCGTTCAAGTTCCTTTTCCTGCTCCATGATGTCGGTGAGATTATCTTGGAGAGCCTTCTTCTTCGCCCGAATTTCGGACAATTCGGACGCCATATTGCGTATAGTCTTCGACACGGTATTCTCCTTCGGCGCGTTCAAGCCATGCGATGAAGTCCTCTTTCTTGTAGTAGACCCTGGTGCGCATCTTGCTACAAGTGGGACCGGTGCCTCTGTAGTCCATCATCTCCAGTTGCTTGCGGGTGATGATGCCTTGGGTGAATTTTTCGACATCTTTGCGGGCGAAGAAAGGCGGCAGAACCTCGCGCAGATAGTCGATAAATTCCTGTGATTTTACTCTCATGGTACTGTCTCCATAAAATGGATATATCTACACAGGTCTGTTGTCAATCATTTCCTTTGACAAAAGCCTCGAACAGCCCGGCGATGTCCATAGCTTCCGAGTGTCCGGCTTGGAGCCTGCGCAATATACGGCGTTCGTCTTGCGATGCTACGATGTGGATGATGTTGATATTGTCTGCCTTCTGCCGCACGGAACTCAGGCGTTCGAGCGCCTGTGTATAGGCGAAGCCCCCAAGCAACAATGGGTTCGCGAAAATCATCGTATCCGCAGCAGACAGTTCCGTACCGAAACCTACCGTCGTCGGATGACATACCAGAACATGAGGGTCTTTGGCGTTCTGGAAGTCCGACAGGATGGCAGCCCGCTTCTGACCGGTGACACTACCGTCTATGAATGCCGTCGTGTAACCTGCGGCCTCTATCTCTTTGGTGAGCATACGCACACCGGCGATGTAGGAACAGAAGATGACTACCTTGCGATTCGTCTCAGCTATGGCATCGAGTATCACCTGCGTCCTCGGAGCATGGTCGAGTTCGATGGCCTTCCCATCACCGCCCTTGATGACCCCGAGGTATATCTGCATGAGACGCTGGAGAAGTACCCCACCATTGGCCGCCGTGATGACTTCCCCATTGGCCATGATGGTCAGGGCATCGACCCGCAGCTTGTCACGATGCCGCTCCTGTTCTTTGGTGAGCTCACAGCTCCGCACCTGTTCTGTGACGGGTGGCAAGTCGAGGACTTCGGACTTCTTGAACCTGATTGCGGGCTGCATCGTGTTGAATATGGTCTGGCTCGCACTGGCCCGGGTGTCCTTTTGCCACGGCAGGCTGCCCCATTTGAACATCACGAGGTCTTTCCATGCCGTCTTGGTAGTCACCGGCAGGCGCGTCGGCGTGACACACTTGACCATGCCGTACACAGCTTCAGGGTCATCAGCCGGAGAACCGGTTATGCCGACGACACGCAAGTCTGCACGCACCCGCTGGCACAACTTCTGAATGGCCTTGCTCCGCTTGCTCTCGGGATTCCCGAGATGTGTCAGTTCGTCGATGATGACGGCACCGATACGAGAATCCCTGACAGCGTCTCGGAATGCTTTATCATCGAGACGTACCGACTCGTAATTGGTGACATAAAAATCAGCCGGACGCTGAAGGTCAGCAGCGCGCGTCGGGCCATGTACTATCTGCACGATGGCGTTGGGGAGCGTCTCCCTGATACCGTTGGCCCAAACGCTATGGATGGTGGTGTACGTCGTGATGATGAGGACACCACCGGTCAATGCGCGGCGCCGCTGAAGATAGTCCATAGCCAGAATGATGCTGCCTGTCTTGCCTAGCCTGGGCTCAGACAAGACATAGCTCTTGTCGTACAAAGTCAAGAAGGCAGCGGTAAGCAACTGGTGCTTGAGCGGCTTGAATTTTCCTTCGACAAGGGGCGTATCCGTGGCGTGATACATGGGCGAAGCACCTACGGTGTCGATACCCAGGTTTTGCAGGATACGACACCCTTCCTCTGTCCAGGGAAGCTGGATGAGCAATGCTCCGCCCGGCCTGTCCATCATCGCTATGGGAAAGGTCGAGATGGTGTTGAGGTTTTTCATGTGCGCCACGCTCACAGGGTCAGTCACCTCCGCCACCATCTGACCTTCCTCGGGGAAAACGACGAGGTTGTTGCCGAACTTGAACATGGTGCTGTTACTCCTTCGGCACAGCGGCGTGGACCTTAGCCAACGGCAGGACAGCAGGGACAGTAATGCACTTCTCCAGCGGCCAGCCTTCGGCCATACGCTTGCGGACAGCCTGCTCGGAGATACCGTGTTCAGACATACTGGAAAGCACGGTCTTGATGTCGGCGTCAGGGAAGCGATACAGGACGGCAGCCTCGAAGCTCTTGCCCTGCCGGGCGGCTCGCTCCGGGTCCCACCCACGAGAGATGCGACTGTTGAACTGCGCCTTGGTGATGCCGGACTGCTTGAGCCATTCCATGATGGGCATACCATAGCGCTTGTCGAGGTCTACGGACACAGCCCTTCTCGGCGTCTTCAATGCGTCTTCCATGGACCAGCCGGATGCCAGCCGGTTGCGCAACGTGAGGTAGTTGATACCGTGTTCCCGCGCCAGCTCTCGCAGGTTCGTCACACTTCGCCCATCCGGCGCAGTATATGCGGCACTGACTGTGTACGGCGCGGTGAAACTTTCTTCTATGGACTTCTCGTTACGCAGCCTGGCAAGGATGATTTTGGGCGGCACACCGAACTCGGTAGCGAGCTGCTGCAATGTTTTGGATGTGTCGATGTAAACCTTCATATGTTTTCCTCCATGAGCCTCGGAAGGTCTTCCATATTCTTTTCGTTGATGATGAGCGTGACACCTCCGGCATCCCGGATACGCGCCATCTCATACTCCTGCAATGCCGTGGTCTTGCCCCTGCCTGCTTTCGTCTCGATGGAAAAGAACTTCCCTTTGTGACAGACAAGAAAATCGGGGACGCCACGCTTTCCAAAAGCCGTGCCCAGGGGCATGGCGTACCATGCCCCAAGGCTGGTGAGGATGCTTTTGACCCTCGCTTTCACCTTGCCTTCAGGTGTCACGAGAACAGCCTCTTGTACCAGGGACGGGAATCATTCTTGTTGTATTTGAAGACTTTGAACTGTACGGCAATCAGGTCGTCGATGTTGAACGTGATGGACCCGTTGATGTCATAGTCAGCATAGGCAAAGATGGTGTAGGCCGTGACGTAACCATAACGGTCAGACGCTGTGAGCACGATATCAGGGCGACGCATATCATAGCCAAGAGCGTCGATGATGCATTGGGTTCTATCCACCACAGGTTCGATGTTGAACGTCAGAGGTCTGCCGCCATGTTCCAGATACAGCAGGCATTCCATCTGTTTAGGGAAGTTCAGCCCGATATGCTTTCCGACCAACGCCTGATTACCACCGGTCTGCGCCATGCGACATATGGCGTTGTACACATCACCGCTGTTATGCACGTCCCAACTTTCATGCACCCGAGTGCGCGGCTTGAATGTTTCGTGTCCCATAATTTACCTCATACATTTGGGTGTGTTGTTGAAGTCGCACCACCGGCAGAACTTGTTGGACGTGGGAGGGAAATGATTGTTCTTGAGCGCCTGCTCCATGTCTCCGAGCAGCTCCAGGACATCCTGTACCGGGGCCAGGCCGTTGCGGAAGTCAATGACGCCATCGACTTCTTCGCCGCTGTCCACATACCAATAGGCGTAGCGAACCACAGCACGCTGATACAAGATGTGCGTGAGCAAGCATTCGACCCTGAGCTGGAAGTCGTCGATGTCCCACTTCTTCCCAGTCTTGATGTCGATAAGCAAGGCGGGTTCTGCTGCATCGGCAGGGAGGACCAAGGCATCCGCCCGGGCCCTGATACGCGCATCATCATCCCACCAGCCAGTCTTGCCACCGTTCGCGTTCAGGACAAGCTCGTGTTCGGTGTACAGGGACGCCCCCTGAGACATGAGTCGACGAACTTCCTCGACGCAATCACGAACGAAGTCCACGTCAATGGTAGCGTCCCAGGAAACATCATCACTCCAGCCGTAATGGAGCCTGCGCTGGATGGCGGTATGGATGGTCTGCCCACGGGACTTGGAACCGCTGGCTTTCCATTTGATTTCCTTGCTTATGGACTGCCCCCAGAAACGCAACGGGCAATCCCTGAAGGTCTGCATGTTGCTCGGGGAGTAAACGAAAGGCATGTGCTGTCCTCCTAGACGATTTCGAAGGTCGTCCCTATCTCCGCTTCACACGCCACAGGCAAACCATTGAGAGCAGGCGGGACTATGGACATGTAGTGGAGCATCTGCTGCTTCACATACTCGCCCTGCTCTTCCGGCACGACAGATGCCCAGGCGTCGTGGATGTTGCAGGCCAGCTTGATTCCGGCCTCATCCATCCGACAACCTTGATACATAATAACGTCAACGAAGGAAAGACCCTGAACGAGATTATTTGTAAACGCCCCCCCATAAATATGGGTAGGAATTTTGGAAGCACCCTTGTAAGTATCATAGAGGAACTGCCACTTTCCCCGGTCGTTACGCTCGGCACGCAGGCCGGGGTAGCGCAGGATGTAGCCGCTCGGGAACCGGACAGACGGCACACACAGGTCAGTCCTGGGGCCCACCGGCATGATGCCGAAGGTGTAGATGTCGTTGTTGGGACCGCCGAAGGTCCCGGATTCGCCACGCAGCATGGCCTCCAGAACATTCTCTGCCGTCTTCCAGAAGGCGACGATGTTGGGATGTGCTGCCCTGTAGATGCCGTGGGCATAACGAGCCAGCTCATGGTGACGGTCGAGGTCTTCGTGCAGGTGGATTCCCTGCCGCAGCAGCGTGTTGCTATATTTTGTGTGGCCTACACCGTATCCACAATTATGCACCATCAGTACCGTCCCCCCCTGACGTATCAGGAAACGGTTGTTCGGGCCACAGTTCTTCAGGTCGTACACCTTTTGTATGCAATCGGTATCGGATGGCTCCGATTGCACACGCTGCTCTGTACTGAAACTACGAATGCCCTGTACGTCGTCAGCTTGCACTGAATCACCAGCCCACTGTTTGGCCGAGTTCAAATACAGGGGTTCGGCTATCAATTCGGCTGCCGTTCTCCATGAGGACCCGTCGAATACCAAATGGTCTGGAGTCATGTTTACCCCATCCACGTCAATTGTGTTCCTCAACCCGTTGTAAACTAGTCCTTCGTGTCTCACCCATGATACACCATCCCAGACTTTATCATTGGAATGGATTGTATCAATGCGTTTCCACCCCGTATCTGTCAATACCTCCACCGTACCCGCAAGACACGACAGGATACCGGTCTTTCCGGTGTTACGGTACATTTTCATCTTCTTGTCGCCAGACTTGGCCCCAGCCTTGATGTCCTGCCACGGCACGCCGAAGATGGTCTCGGCCAGTTCCGAATACGGGTCACGTCCTTCACGGAACTGCGTGAGCAGCCCGACCTCATTGGCCACGAAGGCCAGTCCCCGTGCTTCAATCTGGGAAGAGTCGCAGGCCACGACGACATGGCCTTCCGGGACCTTGATGGCTTGCCGGAGCTTGCGCTTGGAAGGGTCCCGCTTGCTCAGGTTTTGGAACTGGAGCTTGTCGGTCTTCGTCCCGGCGTCGGCGGAAGCACCGGCGGAGTACCGCCCCGTATGCGCCAGCCACGCCCCGAGCATGATGGGCAGGGGTTTATGCATCCGGGCAAACTTGAGCAAGGTCTCAGCCCTGCTGCGGTCGATGCTGCTGTTAAGTTGCAACCGGGTACGCACGAGAAGCGCGACACGAGGGTCGGGATGGTCTTGCATGAGGACGAAGTCCACGTCGGTCTTGCTGAAGGCATAGGTCATCACAGGCTGCATGTTCTCCAGCTCTTCAGCCGCTCCCGGAACCCCTGCATCCGCAGCGAGCTGGAGCTTTTCCCTCTTGGTCTTGGTCTTTGCCGCACTCTCTTTGAGCGGCGGTTCAATACCCAGGGAGCGCAGCATACCGGCGAACTTGTCAGCCGAACGCAGCGCAGCCAGCATGTCTGCGTTGGTTTGGAACGAGAACATGGCCATGAGTTCTTGCCGTGCCTTGTCCGCAGCAGCGTCGAGGTCGGACAGGTATTCCAGCAGCAGGTCTTCATCCAGCACGAACGAAGGCTCCGTAGCCATACGCGCCGTGATGGACATGAAGCGCAGAGCATCAGGCGTCATGTAAGGCATCATGGCCTGAGCATTGCGATAGCATTGCCCGGCGTCGTCTTTACAGTATTGGATGAAGAACGCCCGCTCTTCCGGCTTGAAGTCGTCCGGCCATTGCTTGTGGTCACTGACGACGGTACCGGCAGCCTTGTGGCCGTTGCCGAGGAACTCGGTGAGGGCGGCATGGCTCTCACGACACACACGGGATAAGCCTGTCCACCGCATCATGGCGATGGTGTCCCATATTTTCCGGGGATGGAAGTCGAAGAACTCCGACAGGATGAGACTGTCGAAGCCATGCATGTTATGCCCGCACCAGGCAACATCATGCGCATCCAGATTTTTGAACGTCGTTTGTAGACGCTCATGCTCGACATCGGAACAGTCGACGCAGCAGGCGCCATTGGACATGGCGAAAGCGCAAAGCTGCGGAGCAAAGTTTTCGTTGCGGACATACTCGATGGGACCCATCTTCGACAGCGTGTACGTCTTGCTGTCCCAGTAGGTCTCGAAGTCTATGACGACAAGTGTGCTTTCAGGCATGATGCATCTCCAAAGGGAGGGGCTGCTGCCCCTCCCTCGCATACTGGTTAGACGAAGTATTCCTTGAAGGTGGGGTTCTGCGCAGGGAACTTGACGTTGACCTGCTTGCGCTGCTCAGGCGTCAGGTCGGTGACGAACTTGATGAATCCCTCGGGCAGATTGGACATGGTCGCAGCGTCGCCGATGTTGTTACGCATCGTATCCATGGCATACAAGGCGAGTCCGACGTTGTTACCGGTGAGCGGCCACCCCTCGATATTCAGCGGCACGAACTCATCCTGCTCACTGTCGTAAGTACACAGCAGAGTCCCCGTAGACTGGGCAGCAGGCGCCGGGTCAGTAAGCTGGGCAGCGGGAGCCGGAGCAGGCTGGGCCACGGGAGCCGGAGCAGGCTGGGCCCCGGGAGCCGGAGCAGGCTGGGCCCCGGGAGCCGGAGCAGGCTGGGCCCCGGGAGCCGGAGCAGGCTGGGCCACGGGAGCCGGA